TCGTTAGTATCTATAGTACTAGTTCTTTTAAATACAGAACCGGTAAGATCCATTACCATTTGCCTACGCTTGTTCATCAAAAATGGCATTGGTCTGTACTCATTCGTATCTTTAGACGTACCTCTACCAACTTCACCGTTATCTCTATCTTCTACTATCTTATAATTATGTAGTGAAGTAATTACTCCTTGTGATACAATTGTTCTATCTTGTTCAGTACGATCACATCTAACTATTTCATATGATACAGCGTCTATAGGGAAGTTTTTTACTGTAAATCTAACTCCTATAGGCATAGACTAAAATACATTATTGCCTATATCCTAATTAAATGCTGGAAAAGTATCCATGTTAGGAAATCTTATATCCCCTATCCATAATGTTGGTGATGCTATAGATTTACTATTGTAGAATACTATACCAAATCTATATACCTCGTCTCGTTGATAACTTCTAAATAAAGCAGATATTACTGGATCAGCGTAATTCTTCTATCTTGTGGCAGTCTTTATTTTCTTAGTAGTAGCTAGTTCCTATTTGTTAAAAAATATATCTGTTGGATCTACATGATATAAGTCCATACTTTCTACAGTTTCCGAACTATTGCTAATACCTACATTGTTTCTTAACCCGCCATTTAAAATAGAAATAAAGTCTTCCTTTAATTCAGTATATACGAAACTATACTCTATATTAAGACCGTTACCTCCTAGTTTATCATCCTTACCGTAAACATATGGTAACATAGTTAACTGCCCACGAATGTCTCTCTTAGCATTATAAGGGTTAATACAATCGTGATGCGCTGGAACTTTACGCATTGTGTCATAGTCTTCAATTCCAAAGTACATATAATCATTCGGATCTGAAGTTTCTAATCTAACATTACCATCCTTATTTGCTCTATATGCTCTAGCATCATACTCTACTAGCTTACCATTATCTTCTATCATAGGAACCCAAGAGGTTTCTGTAATATTAGAAGCAAATAATCTGTTCTATACAGAAGTAATACTGTTACAAATAAAAGCATAACTAGTAAAGGCGTTAAATTCTTCTTGAGTCATAACACTAAGCTAATTACTGCCTGTATCTGTATAACTTATTACATTCTTGTCTGTATCTATTTCTATATCATCTGCTATAGAATAAGTAGGAGTAGAATTGTTATCTTTATAGAAGATACGAATAATAGTACATCTACTAAAATCTTTAGTATCTAATGGAGCCTATATAGTACATCCTTTACCAGTATAGGAATCTTTCTATGATCCATAATGATCTACCAAGTTAGCACTGATACTAGAAGCATCTAGATGCACACAATTACTCAAACTAGATATAGATGTCTGTTGAGAATGAGGATTATATAGTCTATAACAATACTATACCATGCCAGCTTGAAAGTTACCAAATACTATTTCTGTAATTTCAAATGGAGGTAACACTGCATTAGGTATTATATCAATGCTATCAGGATTAAGTATGTTACCATCAGAATCTACTAATGGATTATCTTCATTAGGATATTTTACATACTTATCACTCATAATATTAATTACTTTAATAGATGAATTACCATCTGTAAAATAAGCTTTAATATTTGATTGAGTCTCGTAATTTAATACTATACTTAATTGATTTGAATTAGCTTCTTCACATAGTTTTAATTTACCCTATAATACAATAGTACTAATTAAATTAGGAGAATCAAAATTCTCTATACGATATATTTTATTATAACCGTCAACTAACTTAGTAACAATTACTGCAATATCATTTATAGTAGCTGTACCTATTATTTCTTCTGTACCTTTAATGCCGTAATTATATTTCTTAGCGCCTTCTACACTCTAAAGAACACCACTAGTACTAGAATCATCAGTAATTATACGAACATCTTGACCATATCTATATTGATTATTCGGCAATATAGCTGCATCACTGTCCATATTCATACCACCATAAAATGTATTTATTTGAGCTGTATTACTAATCATAATCTATTCTAATTGTAAATTATTTGTTCTTCTCCAGTAGTACTAAAGAAAGTATCATGGTCATTAAATTCTGGATAAAGTTTGTGATAGGTATTTTTTATACTTTCCAGTTCATCTACTCCAGGCATCATAGCTTCAGCGTAAGCCTACTTTCTATAGTAGTTCCAACTAGTCTTCATTTCTAAGTAATCCTACTAAGATATCTGCCCCTTTAGCTTTCTTGGATACATTAATTTTAATGTAACATACCACAATAATGCTTCTTTATAGGATTCCATATCTGGTATCATAGGCATACCTTCTTCATCAGTAAATATAGCATAATATTCTATTTTAATAAAACCAGTGGGTATATTAGTCATAATATAGCCAGGTTTAGTCATATACTATAAATCTGCGCTGTACATTGTACCATCGGTATGAGCAAATTTACCATTTACATATCTGTTAGATGGACTAGCTACTGTATATTGATTTACTAAAGCACTTAAAGTATCACGCATATTAGAATCTGAATTAAGTTTATCTAAAGCTTCTCTATCAGATACTAAATTAAATAAGTTCTTTACTAAAGGTATTAAGCCAGCATCAGGTATAAGCATACACGGCTTATCTACACATTTATCATGGTATACTCCAAAACTAGATGTAGCTTTTCTCATAGGTAACCAACCACCATTATTACAAAATGAAAATGCTACCTAACCTAACTTATATAGATCACACGGTAAGGAAGCCTAATGACATTTAACGGGTAATATAGTTACCTTATGTTCATACTATTGTATAGCTCCAATCTTAAGTAAACCTTCTAATATATATTCTTTAATATCTGAAATTCGTATTTCAGGTTCCTATAATTGTAAATCTGCAATGATCTTTGCAATCAAAGCTTTAGACGAAACCATTCTATTATTAATCATTTTCCTAAATTTTTAATTTCCAAATATATCCATAAGCAGATTTCTATCTACCTTGATAGCATCTTTTTATCCCTACTCGTGAAATTTTAGGATTACCAACAGCTCTTGCAGCATCCATAACAGAAGGGTATTCTTCTATTAAATTTCCATCTAAACTATATTTCTATACAATTTTTTGTAAACTTTTAATATAATTAGAATTTTTTGCTGATAAACCTTTTTTTCTTTTCATTTCTTCAGTCCATATTCTATTTTTATTAGCTTTTATAATACTATTTCGCTAATATTCACTTAGTGGATGACCTTTAGCGGTACAACCTGTGAGTCTTCCAGCTACAGTACAAATATTATAATCTCCTAATTCGTCTATGTACTTCTATTCTAACAATAGTAAAGTATCTGTTATATTCTCACACCTTTCCAATACTAAAAAATAAAATTTATCAATTCCGTATTTATTGACTGCCCTCTATAAATGACAGTTTGCATGTGTACCTTTCACTAAAGCTGCATAATGCTATCTAAAACGCTTTCTTAAAGTTCCAGTGGATCCTATATATTTTTTATTATCAAGAGAGTTTACTATTGCGTATATACCACTACCATCCTACATATTATACCAAGATCCAAAAAACATATCGTGGTTACTTTCTTTCATAATTCTGGATAATCTTTTAATTTATTAAAAATAATTTGAGCAAGTGTACGCTTATTTTCCCTTGAAGCTATAAATTGATATTTACTTTTGTTAGTTAACAGACAATTCTTCTTACACCAATAAAATCTGTACTTGAAATACCCACTATGATCATTTAGTAAATATACAGGTTTACCTGTTTCCTTAGTAGCTTTCCAATCCCATCTCAAACTCTTACCTGAGAATTCTTTTGGTTGATGCTTTATTATCTATAAAGTACCTAGCCTGCAAGGTAATTTAAATTCTTTGCAGTTCTACATTATTTCATCTCTAATATACTTAAAATAATCTGTTACTATTGCTTTATATGTCTTTAAATTAACATCATACTAGGTATTAGCATCAATTTGCTATTTATAATTAATATAAAAATCAGCAATAGTATAGCTTTTTCTGTTATATTTTACTCTTTCTCTCATTTGTTACTATATCTATTCTGAGTATCATCTTTAGAGTCATTAGTAACATCACTAGGAGAAGCTACCATAACTCTCAATTCTTTCTCCAATATCATCTACACAATAGTAGGTATCATAGCTGCTGGTATAGGATATTCATCATCTGGATTATAACACGGTATATCCTTAGTAGGATCCTAAAGTATAACATCTATACTTATATATTCTAATTGATTGGAATCTCCTTCAACATATATCTTGTTATTCTTAACCCAAGCGATATAGTCTTTACATGTAGCTTTTCTATATTTTTGTAATTTAGCTTTAGTATAGCTACCTAACTATATTAGGTTACCAAACATATCACGTACAGCTATTACTCCTGGTTTATATCTGAAATTGATTAAAGTAGGTAATTCTTTCTCACCAACGAATACAAACTTACCAGGAACAATCTGTACTCTGTCTAGATGAATAGGTTCTAATGTAGTGACATACGCTTCATCAACATCATAACCTTTATCAATAGCCTGCTTTATAAGCATTGCTCTGTAATAGTGAATCCATAATTCAATCTAATGTCTAGATAGGTGTTCAGATTCAGTTATGTTATTATTACGAGCTATCTATAAAATATTATCAATTATATTTGATAGTGACATAATATTATCATTTATTAACGTTAATACAGAATAAAACGCATTTTAAGGCTTGTGGCAGCATTTTATATATCTTCCCTTACAATCCCTTTAGGGAACTAATAGCTCTTCTTACACAGCCTTAAAATAAAAAAAAGGTTGATCTTATTGATCAACCTTATTCATTGCATCTTTCATATCCTAAGGTAACATATCTTTCATAGGTGGTGGAACCATCTAATTGGCCTTCCTTATGATATTTTTTAATTCATTTATTTCATTTTGAAGCTCTACTATCTTTGAATTTTCATTAGTAGGCTCATTTTTACGAGCGTGTTCCTCATTAAAATGTGGACCGTGTTCCATCTCATAAGCTTTTACACGAAATATTCTATGCATATTATTATTGATTAATAATTATTGAATATATTATTACTTAGGTACCTCTACTATTCGTGTACCTGTTACTTTGATAAGTGGATTGGTATTAACTATTTGATATTCCTTTGTTTCTATTTTTTTCCAATCAAAGTGCCAGAATCTAACCCAGCCATTTTTATAGAAATTCTTATACTCTTTCTTCTTGTATATAAGAATAGTCTATTGATTTTTTAAATCTATTTTGGCTGTTAGGATTGAGTCCTTTCTTTCAACTATGATAGTTGTTAATGGATTAAGCTTTAGTTCTTCTTTAAAATCTATAGCTTCTTTCTTGATTACTGTCTTAACAGAATCTTTAATCTCTGTATTGATTACACTAGCATCGGTTAGATTCTTGTCTTTGATTTTAAGCTCTTTCTGAGTCTATTTCAACTATAATAATAAACTATCATTACTATGGTTTAATTCTTCTATAGTAAGCTATAGTGTTCTGTTATTATTCTAATTATTAGATACTATATCCTAGTAAGTTCTAACATTAGAAGTTATTCTATTTATCTCTGTATCTTTTTTCTATAACTAATTGTGCTAAACAAAAACAGTCGCAATAAGTAAACTAACTAAACCTACTGCGACTATTCTGATATTGTTACTGAACCAATTAATTATCTTTATTACTATTGGTATCATCTGAAAGTTCTCCATCTAATTCGACATCTAATATCTATTCCCCTTTCTTCTTTGCTATCTTCTTAAGTATATTCCACACTTTCCATCTAGGATGTAGTTTACCTAAGTTCTCAAGTAAGGAGAAGAATTCTACTAAAGCTATAGCACCTGCTATAAACTCAATAGCGTGTAAATCTATAGAAGTTACTATAAACTTCTCAATAGTAAACGCACCACATATAGCAACTATTGCATCTCTTAGCTTATAGAATATTTTTGAAGTTAATCTCCTTGAACGTGCTAATATTTCATCGTCTTTATATTTCTTATTTACTTTGCACTCATATAAAGTATTAACTATGATAATGCCAGCTAGAGCTGTAATAGGAACATATACTGGTGAGTATAGAGATATTAATCCACCTAATGCAGCAGATGCTAATTTCTCTGTACTACTAAACATGTTTTTAAATATAGGCATTGTACACTCTCCTAACTGATAATAATTCATAGATAGTAAATGATATAAAGTGTAAATCAAAAAAGTCCCAGCTGATTCATAAGGGGTTTAAAATCGGCAGGGACTCTGAAAATTGTTCGAGATTATAATTAATAAACGTTTACATTGTAAATAAGTTGCTATTACTCGATTAAACTTAGTCAAGACTAATAGCGGTTCTTACGAGCTTCTAGCATATTCAATCAACTTGTGTTTAATATTCTTTCTAATCAAAGTATAATCGTGATAGATTTTATATCCTACAAAAGATATACTTCTATCTTCTACTCTGAATATCTGATAATTACTTTTAATTTCTAATTTAAGTGTGCCTAACTGCTCTCTTATTTCATCAAGTAATTGTCTTAAGTATTCTTTATCACTATGAAGTATTACCATATCATCTGCATATCTAAAGTAATACTTAACAGCTTTATCCTCTTTAAGCCAATGGTCAAAGTATGACAAATAAAGATTGGCGAAGAACTAAGAAAGATAATTACCAATAGGAACTCCTTCTACAGAGTCTATAATACCATCTAACAATGCAAGTAGCTTATTGTCTTTAATCTTCTTTCTAACTATCTACTTTAATATTTCATGGTCTATACTTGGATAAAACTTTCTTACATCTAACTTGAGACAATATACTGTATTCTATTTATCTTTCAATGCGCTTTGTATATCATATAATGCTTTATGAATTCCTCTCTTCTTAATACAACTATAAGTATTAGTAATGAATACAGAACGCCAAATTGGTTCTAATATATTCATAATAGCATGATGAACAATTCTATCAGGATAATAAGGTAATTTGAATATAAGTCTTTCTTTAGGTTCTCTAATTATAAATGTATCATACTTAGAGGTAGTATAAGTTTGATTTATCAGTGTACTTTGTAATCTAACCAATAAACTATCTTTATACTTGTCAAACTCCTTAATATCGTTTCTATTACTCTTATTCTTTCTAGCTTTCTTATCAGCTAAATATAGATTGTCTATTGAAACAATCTTTTCAAATAAATTATTATATCTTTTCATCTGAAGCACCTAAGTGAGTCTTCACCGAAGTTACCAACACACTCGTTTAGGTTAGTTATATTTTGCCAAGAGGCAAGGTCTCGTTCCTCAAAAAATAATCTGAAAATCACTGATAGTTCTCTGATAATCGTGCTTCATTGTACTGACATTAGCATTCGCATTACTAAGGTCATTGTTAGAATTCAGATTGAATAAACCTGCATTGGAACTATTACTCGTGTTAGCTCCTATCTAACTTACTTGTTCAATCCAGAACGACAACCTATTTGTTAATAATTAAGGGATATATACCAGACGAGTACCGACACTAGCACCCGCATCACCAAGGCCATTGCTAGAATGCAGATAGAATAAACCCGCACCGGAACCATTACCCGCGTTAGCCCCCAACAGTAAAGTTCTGTCAGCTTCTACAGCATCCGTCCAATAATAATCACAGAAATACGTAGTAGAACTAGCTCCACCTTCCTAACAGAATAAGTCAGCAGCCGCATTATTTGTAATGCGTTTAACATATTGATTACTGGTAGTGAGAGTAGTTAAACCACTATCTTCATATAACGATTTATCTATACCAAAATTCTCTTTGTTGTTGGTGACGTATATCTTATTGTCTGTTCCTGTTACAACAATATCACAACAGTTCTTCCATATATGACCAAATGGATTCTCAATACCTCTGTATCTATTAGCGTATTGACTGGCTTGTGTTTCAGTACCTTCTGCATCCGTATTAACATATGAATACTGTACTTGACCAGAACTATTACCTAATGAATTAGTAGTGCTTGTAGGTACAAAAGCCCATCTATCAGCACCGTTTTCTTTCTTAGTTCCATTAGTAATACCATTACCAAGTCCACCTTGATGATAACCTTCTTCGGTCAATGCTGTGTTAACTGCTTTCTAACTATTAAGGGTAGCATATTCTACTACATAACACCAAGTAATAAACTTATGTATCTCATAAGTATAGATAGCATAACTATTACTTCTATCATTACGAGCTTGTGTCAAGAAAGTAGTTCTATTAGTATTTACAGTAGGTACTTGATTTCTAATTGAGTATAAAGTACTGCCGTCCCTATAAGCTTCATATGCAGAGCAATACTTCTTACTAAACTTAGTATATCCTTCTAAAGGATATAAAGACATTCTGATTTCCCAATCATAGTCTCCGTGTACTACTACAGTATAGTATGCATCAGGTAATTCAACCATATCATTACCATCTTCAATGCCATTAGTTACTTCAGAACCATCTTCGTAATGATCCCAATCTGTAGCATTAAAGTATTTAATAGTACCATCAGAAGTAAGTCTACAGCCTTTGAATAATGATTGTACTGGTAGGTCTTTATGCATTTGCATATTACCAGTTCTTACTCCATCAGGACTACTACCTGTAAAACGTACTCCATACCATAAGTCACCTGCAGCATATATCTAAGAACCGTTCAACCACATCTCTTGAACGGATTTCCCATTAGCAGCAACTTCTTGGAATGTTAAATTATTTAAACCAACTTGTCCCATAATTAAGCTGAAAGTTTAATATACAATATACCAGGAGTCTAACTACCTACTTCAGGTACTTCATCTACTATTTTAATCTGCGTAACATCTGTAGAAGTTACTTTATTAGCTACAGCAGTATTTACTTTATTATCTGTTTCACTCTTAGTATATACTTCTGTCTTATTAGCTTTAGTACCTAACTGATTAGTCATAGTAGTAGCAAAATTAGGATTGTCACCCAATGCTGCTGCTATTTCATCTAATGTATTTAAAGTTTCAGGAGCAGAGGCAACTAATCTGGCACATTCGGCTTGTGCTATTTCGATAGCCTTAGCATCTGTTTCTAATTTAGTATAAGCATCATTAATACCATAACCTGCCAATGTAGTAGACTTATTTGCTTTACCGTTTAGGTCATTGGTTAACTTCTGTTCAGCTTGTTTAGCTCTATTTACCTCATCTGCAATTTCCTATTTCAGTTTCTTTATTTCTACACTCTAATCAGTATTAGTAAAGTAATTAACCGGTAACCAGTCATTGCCTGTATAACTTTTAATTACATTACCATTAGCATCAGTAGATAAGTCAATCCAATAAGTTACTTCCATAGGATTGGGAGCATAAAAAGATGCTACGAAGTTAGGGTTCTCTTGTTTTATCATAAGTTTTATTAAATTAAAGTTATAAAATATTTAGCAATAGACCCCAATACAATAGATGAAATTCCAATTGCTAAGTCTTTTTTATTCCATTTACCATTATAGTAATGGCATCTATCACTATTCTCTTTAATAAACAACATTAGTAATGATGTACTACTATTAAGTAATAATGCAGTAGTGAAATATACTACTGCACCAAATATATTATTCTTTATAGAATTCTTCATTATACCACATTTGTAAATTTAATAGTACCTGCAAAATTGTTTATCTCTTCCATGTTTAGGAATTCCAATTTAACTGAACCAGATACACTATATGTTTGTAATTGACCACTAATGGCATCATATTGTTTATCACCAATCATAAGGTATACATTACCTTCACCAGCTGTATTAGTATATTCTATAGTAAATTTAGTTACATCTGTATCATCAAGTATATATGACATAGTGCCACCATCTGTACTACCAGCAAATTCAATTTGATTATCTGTAGCTATGAAACCAAAGGTGCTTATAGAAGTTAAAGGACTCCAATTCTTTATTACTTTTACTTGTTCACCCATAGCTATAATATGGAAGTCATACTCAGGACAAGTATATGCTTTAGGAGTGTTCGGTTTCCAGCTCTATTCTACTCCATCGAATACATAATCCTACATGGTATAACCTTCTGGTACATCTACTCTTAAGTATAAAGTTTCAAATGGCAATAAATATTCCCCAGGAGTAAGTTCCTTATGACCATCCCTGAATAAATGAGTGGTCGCATCCTTCTCAAAAGTACTGTGTCTGACAGCAAATCCTTTATGGAATGCTTCGCTGTCAAATTCATCTTTATTTAATTCTTTATTATACAAAGCTATCTTACCAATAGTAAAACCGGTTTCTAATACTTGCATTAAATCCTAGAATATAGAAGTTGTAGTAGGATTGTTAATACCCATAATACGTCTATTGGTTAATTTAATAGATCCTTCTGTATATTCGCCATTTAAGTATGATCCTGGAACTGTACTATCATAATACATATCTATTATCATAGCTTTGGCATCTTTCTCATTGGCATTTTCTATACTTATTAGGAATGTATCATCCGTAGATTTCATTAATCCATTTTCAATAGTATAGTCGCTACTATGAGGTAACAGATAGTATTCACTACCTAATGAGTCTCTAATAACTCCGTTAGGGAATTCATCTGTTATTTCTAAGTTTTCAGGTTCAAATAAAGCACTACATGCTTTAGATGCTGATATTATATCTGGCTCAATTAGGTTTTCTTTAACCCATTCACGTTCTTTATCAGTAAGAACTCTATCAAATAATAGTAATTGATAAAAGTCAGCGGTAACGTGAGTGTTATCATTTTCTCCAACAGAACCTATAAACAATTTATTACCTGCTTGTACAGCATTGGATTCATTGATGTGAAGTCCGTTATAATCATCACTTGACTAGATAGATATCAATTCAGGTAATACAATAGGGTTCTTATATTCTCTGTTATAAGTATAGAATACATTGTTAAGAAGACCTCCTTCAAACCAGAATAGAGATTGTGATGCTGAAGTATAATCTCCACTACCTAATGAACAGAACCATTTGTTTTCAGATTTCTTATCAATCCATCTTCTTTTAACTATTAAGGTATACTTATCTATCTATGGCATATCAACAGCAACAATACAACTACCATTGCCATCAAATCTCATAGCTTTGCCTTCATCTACAAATTCTGTAGTATTCCAATCAAAATTCTTACAAGTGGCATTTCTATTATTACCACTATAGTCAGTTAAACTACTAGTAGTTTTAATACTATTAGCACCTTGTTTACCAATATTATAATGTACTACTAATGATTTTAGAATATCATTTTCATCTGGTTGTTCAGGTTCAGGCGGCGTAGGTGTACCAGGTATATACCATTCTCCTAACACTACAGCACCTATATTGGTATATTGACTTATACGTATGTGTTTACCTTTAAATAAACTGAAGTCAACCTAATTACTATCCTATATTACATTTACTGTATGTGTCAAAGTAAGACCTTCAGATAAATTGTTTATAATAAGCTAACCAGTAATATTAGCAGGTTCAATATATGAATCTCCCTTCTCTATATGATACAACTAAGGAAATACAAAGTAAGCCTAAGGATTTATAAATAAAGGCTGATATAGGATTGTTTTCATAATGCTAATACTTGTTTACGTAATCTCCCTTCTCTATATGATACATGAACCCAAGAGAAGTTTGATTCATTTATTAACTGATCAAATGGAAGATTATCCTTAATATAGTTGAATAACTTCTCATTCTCTGTCTTACTACCTACAGTAATATCAGCTGCTTCACCATATAGATGCTAACTATTCTTAGACTTACTTCCTACAGCCTTATTTAGAGCCTCACAGCGATATCCAGAATTAACTCTAATAGGTTTACCATACCATTCTCTTAAAGGGTCTAAAACAATCTCTATTAGCTTAGTAAGATTATCTATTGCAGTCTAATTAGGAGTATTGTCTATATGCTTAGCTGTAGCTGTAGATGACTTTGTCATTTCCTCAATTGTAAAATATTTCATTACTTATATTCTTTACTGTTATTAACTTTTGTATCTTGTAACATTGTACCTAATAGATCTGCTGCAAGATTCATACCAAACGTCTTAGAATCATTATCTATCTCACTTACCTTAACGTTAATCTGAAGTAACAGCAGATATATTTGTTCAAGTAGTTCTCTATCTGACATATGTACTAAGTATGGATTCATGTTGAAAAAGGATTAGCGTCTTGTGATAGATATATATATGTAGTTTCACCCATAGCTGTAACCGCTATTGTTGCTGCACGTGTCATATTTGTTAGATTACCTCCTAAAGGTCTTACACGTAATACTCCTCCATCTAACCTTAATACTTCAAAGAATTGAGTTTGACCAGTAACTTTGGTTGTATAATTACTTGTATAATCCTAAACATCTTCACCAATAGAAAACTTATTAAGAAGATATGTTTTACCATATCTTAACTAAATATCTCTTTGGGTAGTACTATCGTGCTGCCAATTTTCAGCTAATGAATCAGATGTTAATATTGGCCTTTCAGAGAAATTTAATGCGATAGAAGCCTAATCTGCCAATTCATTTGAATCTGTTGTACAAGCGTGAGTAAGTTTACGGTTTATTTCAGCTCTAGTAGGACATTGATTAGAATGAGGAACGCTTAAGTACTATATATATTTAGTTGGTATTCTATTATAAATGTCTACCCAAGATTGCATTTCCATTCTTCAACTCCTCCACTTGTTTCTTTAAGTCTTCAATTTCTTGCTTAAGTAGTTTAATACCTTCTATAGCTACTACACCTAACATACAGTAATCTACAGATTTCATACCATCACTATCAGTATTAACTACTTCTGCAAAATTATTCTCTAAATCCTATGCAATAGTACCTATTTGATGTTTATCATGCATATTGAACTCTACGGTAGGTATGTTACATATTTGATCTAACGTATGCTTTAAAGGAGCTATATCAGACTTTAATCTAATGTCAGATTCTTTAAAGAATCCAGATGCATGCACTTCTGCAAAACCTCCGGTCGCTTGACCGTCACCAATATATAGTTTTCCAGCAGATACAGTGTTACCACTACGAGATCTATAATTTAACCATACCCGTTCACCTACTTCTCCATCTGCAAAGTTGAATTCATTACCATCGTTTAATACATTTTTGATACTATGCCAATCTGGAAGTAAATCTTCTGAAATAGCAACACAATCTTCATTATTTGGCATTAGTTTGAATGCCATGAGCTTGAAAACAGGACCATTAGTAGTATAATAACTAACGTTATACTGGAGATTATATTCTTCTTTTGTATATTCGTAATATGCGTATACATTACTAATTCCAAGGCAATTGACATTTGAAGCGTAACTATGAAATGAATATTTCTAGTGATGTTCAATTATATCCATAACTATTTCTTTCAGTCTATCTGTTGACCCAAAGATGTTGTTTATAAATTCTATTGCCTCTGTACCAGTTGCATTTTTATCTATAGTTAAATATGAACCATTCGAGACATCAATTACTTTACCATAATTAGAATGATCTATTTCTCGTATAAGGTCGGGAATTTCAGTAGTTGGACTAATGCTTTGGCTACCCGAACCTGGCGCATATGTGTCAGTATGAAGAATAACTCTTGCTCCATGAGAAGCATAAAAGTGATATTTACCGCCACCTCGTACATAAACATAGCATGTGTCGAAGTTACTTAAAGTAGATAGACCTCGTACCGGATCAGTATTGGCTAAATTAAAATCTGACAAATGTACAGCAAGTATACTTCTTGAGTTAACTCCCCAGGCATACGGAGCAAATTCCCAAATTTTGCGAACACTAAATCCACGTTCATGTGTAGACCATGACGGTTTTGTACCACTATCTAATGCTACTAGTACTTCTACTCGTATGTTCATTCTTTCTCCAGCAGCAATCGTAACCGGATACCACGTATTTTCATCCAACCCGGAGGCGTCAATCTCTGTAAGTTGCATCATGTAGCCAACACTACGAGCGCTTGAAATGCTGTCGTTAACATACTATTTCAAAGACTCAATGTCTGCACTGCCTCCTTGTACTTCTTTATAAGTACCATTATCAGATAAGTATTTAGTACCATTACCGTTAGTAATAATCTTATCTATTTTGCTTTTATCGGAAGGAAGAATAATACCAGCTGTACTATCAGTTGCAGGATTAAATTTTAATAGAATTAAATCTGTATTAACAGGATCTTTAAGACTTTGCTGTCTTAATCTCAGAGATATATTATTATTCTTATGCGACACACTTCCCTCAGTAACTACAAGATTAGGCATATCTTCTATTGTCTGTTTCAAAGCATTACCATCTGTAGCACTAAATTTACCATTAAGAGCGGTTTGTGTAGCATTAGATATAGGCTTATTAGCATCAGAAGTATTATCTACTTCACTTAATCCTACTTGATCTTTAGTAACTTCATGAGGATTAGACTTATTATTAACATGTGTTTCTAAATTAGTCTATACAGCATCAATATCAGAAGTAATACCAGCTTGATCTTTTAAACCATCTAATTTAGTTTTATCTGACGATGACATCAAACCTGCTTGAGATGTAGTAGCTGAAGTAATAGTAAGAGTATTTCTACCTATTTGCTATGCTTTTTGTCTATAAGTAGTAAAATTTAAAACTGCTTCAGTAGTAGATTGATTTACATTTACTGTATCAGTAATTAGTTTATCAGGTATTCTATTCAGTTTATCAGTGGTAGCTTTACCCTTATCCCCAGGATATGCAGTAGAACTAGTTTCACCTAATGCCAATGATTTAGATATTTCTACATAGTCTGTACCTGACCATCTATAAGTTAAATTAGTATCTTGTACTATATATATCTTACCAGATTCGCCAGTACCAGGTAGATTACTAAATGTATCAACTTCTATTACATCATCTACATAAGACGGTAATTGAGCAGATGGAATAATACCACTTTCATTCAAAGAAGCTAAACCACTTGGAGCTCCTTTACTATCTATAAATTCTTGTACTTTTTTATTAAGTTCAGATGTATCACCTATAAGAATCCAACTACTTTCTTTAGTATAGTCAGCGCCAGGTGATAATTGATATACTTTACCAGGTCTATCTTTACAGGAAACTAACATACAGTCATATTTCCATATACCTCCCTATTCATCTGTCCAGGTCTCTGGTTTTACTAGATCTGCATATGAATTAACTAACGATCTAGCTTCGAGAGGGGCATCTTTCTTTACTTCAAGATTACCACTAAAATTAAACGTTCCTCTATCTCTCATAATTAAGCAAATGTTATTTTAAATGAAGATGAACCGTTAGTTCCATCATTACGAGTATATACTTTATATTGTACATCAGTGCCTTGTACATTTATAGTTTCAGTAGTAACAGAGAATCTACTAACACTATAGTCTTCATACTTACCACTAAGTGTATTCAACAGCGTAATCTTAGTTACATTGAACTTAGCTGGTATCTTAAATGCGTGTTTATTGCTTGCTGTTTCGGCTACAAATGTAACATCTAATGTTTTATTAGTAGTCAATGCCAATTTAGAAAATGCAGTAATATTATCCTTATTAGTATAGTAAGGATATACTCCTGTAACATTCAATGTTTTGGAATTAGAAGGAGTTGAGCTAGTCTTAGTAATAGTATCTTTAGCTACTGATTTATGTTCTTCACTAGTCTTACCTAAGTTACTACATGCATAATATACAGGCATAGAAGTAAATGTAGCATTAGCTGTAGGGCCAGTTATATCTACTTTTACTGTATTAGTACCTTCAATAGCTTTAAATGTCTTGCTATCTAAAGTAACCTAAGCAGGATTAGTATTAGCAGTAGCATTCTCTACACTACCATTAGTAGTACGCTTCATAGTATAATTAACTGAATTTAGAGCAGCGTTACTAGCATTAACTGTTATAGTAGTATTAGAAGAATCTTTAGTATTATCATTAGCAGAACTATAACCATAAGTAAATCCACTGTATGTTCTAGCTGTAGTAGACATAGTAGCAACAGATAAAGTAGTCTTTCCAATAGTAACAGTAGCACCTACTTCTACTAAGTTTGTACTACTTAATGTGAATGAAGGAGCTGCAATAGCTGCACTAACTGTACCTTCTTTGAATACAAGATTAGTAGGCCATAATTCTTTAGTAAATAGAGATATAAATAAGTCCTGCATACTGGTATCAGAACTAATACTGTTAATACCTGCTTTATTGAGTAAGTCAGCTAATGGCCCACCTGCTACAGGTATTTCATCAGTAGTCTTTACTGTTTCAGCAGTATCTGCTACAATAAGCTTATAAGTACCATCATCAGATAAATACTTAGTACCATCTCCATCAATAATTATTCTAGATACTATATCAGCTAATGCCTTTCCTTTACCACCATCATAAGCAGTGCCAGTTGTTTCTCCAAGAAACAGTCTTTCAGACATTACTACCATGTCATTGCCATCCCAAAGATGTATGATATTAGTACGATTATATTCATCTAAACCTACTAGAACATATACTTTAGAATTAAGAGGATCTATTACCTCCCATTTATTGAATTTTCTAATGTATAGTTTCTTATTCTCCTTACAATAGTAAATATCATTCTCTTTAGCTTGATATAGTATAGTATTCATTTCTGATACTGTATCTACAAACTCCTATATCTTTACTAACGATTGTAGGTCTATATCACTATCTGATACATCTCCTATATAGTCTATTAACGAATCAATAGACATTTTACCATTGTGAATGCCATCTTGAAAAGGAATTATTTCTTTACCATTGAGATCTTTCCTTTCGACTAACTAACTTATTCTAATTCCTTTTGTAATCATATTACTTGTCTTCTGTTTTTAATGCATTCATAGCATCTATGATAGCAGGCTTACAGTATTGATTTACAAATTGCATAATAACTTGTACTTCTTCATCTGTATATTCTAGCTCACCTTCAGAATTATATATCTTTAAAGCTAAAGAATGAGCTTTAATACCACTACCTACTTCATAAATTAATTCACCTAATTGTTGTCTAGCATCCATACAAATCTTATTTGTTTTTTGGATGTCAGTGTATACTTCCAGTTGTGCAAAATTTATTTTCATAATTAAATAGATCTACTTCTAAGTATTGCATAATATTTGTTTTGTGAATATACTAATAGAAAATCCATAACATCTCCTGCATTCACAGTAATCTATTCTATTCTATTACCATTATTATCATATAATATAGGTCTATTAGAATCACTGTCGTTATTTCCTCTACCCCATATATTGCATTCTTTTGGATTACTACGTGGGTTATAAACAAATGTTACAGGAACGGCCCATTCAACAGTTTGTATGGCTAACTTTGTTTTTACGCTATCAAGATGTGGTAATCCATACCACATACGTCTAACGCTACTACCTATAAATATAGTCCTTGAATACTATTGATACAGTATCTAGTTTTCAGTAGGATCTGTAGCATAAGCAAATTTATAACCTACTACATCCCCATGTAATGACAAACTTCCAAAGCCGTATATTGCCATATTACGAATTAAACTACCAGTAATATCAAAGTACAGACCATCATTTATCTATGCAGTACTAAAATCATTAGCATTACTTTTAAAAGAACCAAAGTATGAATAACCTAAAGAATTAGGAGTACCTATTAATGCTTCTCTTTCACCTTCCTTAAACTTTATATAACTAGAGAACAGCTTCATTCCGTTTGTCTCTGTACCACCAAATAGCACACCTGTAATTTCAAGTGACTAAATAGTACCAGATAATGCTTCTATTTCTCCCCTTATGGATGCGTTATTAGCTACCATTCTACCATCTTGTCTAACTAAAAATGGAGCTTTAGATCTATTTTCTTCAGTAGTACCGGCCCATATTCTTACAGAGTTATTGTCATTTCCACCTTCACCAGTAATACCAGCTACTACATGGAAATCATTAGATGTATTACCAGTTTGATAACCAACTCTTAATGAGTTACCAGTAATAAAGTCTAATTTAGCATTTTTAGCTATAATCAAATCAGTATAAATACTAGCTACATTCTGAGCTAATTCTTCCCAATATTCAGCTCCACCGGGAGTACCAGGCTAGTTATCACTAGAAGATAAGTGTTTGCCTTGTCCGTGACCTCTATCTATAGTAGATATACATTTGTATGCCTTATAACCTGTAGAGGTTCCTAAATCTTTAATTAAAGCAATATCTAAGTACCTTAATGGTTGTACTGTTGGAGATACTTCACTTTCATTGCAATATAGTCTACCAGGCCACCATTCAGACCTACGTACTATTAAACCTTCTCCTGTATCACCTTTAGATACTTGCATTAACCAATCCGGATTACTATCGCTAGGTTTAGTATCGGTACCGTTTATATTAACACATAACCATAAGTAACCTAATACACTTACTCTATCATAGTAATCATAGTGAGTGTCTGGTTCCCAAGGTCCTCTATCATTAGCATATCTTATCTCTTCTCCATTTGGCTTTACTTGAGTAATAGTACCGGTAAAGTATACTGAATTAAGATATGCCGAATATCCTCTCATATCGTAACCAAACATATTGAGATTATCAAGATTACCAAATTGCATTGCAATATTCTTAGCCTTCTAATCCCAAGTATTCTAGTTTACTAAGTAACGTGTATAAGTACGAGTTGAGTAACAAGATGTTTGGCGATCTACATTAGTTTTATTACCATATGCAACAAAGTTCATTTGAGCACATGGGTGAAACGTCATATTCCAATAATCATCTACTGGCCTAAGCTTGTAACCAAATTTCTTATTTTGTGCATCTAGTATGTTAGTAACTTCAAAGTAAACAGTATAGAAACCCGCAAACTTTCTATTACCTCTACCATCATCTTCATCGTGTTCAGCATTTTCATCTGTCTTCTCTGAATGATATATACCCATACATAAGTCACCCATTGATACAGCCCCGTATTCTCCTTCTTCTAGTTTCAGTGTAATAACACCTGAATATTCATCTGTTTGTTCTACACTTTCTATTACACCTGCGCCAGGAGCATTCCACTTATCTCCTAATTGAATCTCTACACGATTATATCTCAATTCAGGTACTTCAAGGAATCTACGTAAAGTAAGACTATCAAATTCAGCATGACCATATCTGTCAATCTTACCACCAAATCCTGTAAGACCTGATGCAAAACCTTCTTGACCAAATATTGCTGATTCTTTAAACCATACTTCGTAAGCAGTAGAATCAGGCTTGATCTTACTTAAGAATACATCATCATATATCTCTGTATTCAGGTTCTTATTAGTCCACTTCTATAATTCACTATCCCATGCTAATGCATTGTCATTACGTAAATTATTAATAGATACATCTTGTAAATCAACTAATTTACCAAGTAAGCCAGTTACTATCTTATTAGCAGCTATGTTTGACCATCTTTTCCCATCGTACTGAAGTAAGTCTAATTTAGCAGCGTCTACTATATTAGTATCTTTCATCTACTCAATACGGTTCTGTAGATTTATCTAAGTTTGTAAATCACCTAAATTACTACGTAATTGCTCTATATCAGCTGTATTAGCTGATATATTATCATTAGACTTATCTAAGTCTGTATCTTTAGCATACTCTATTAAACTATCTGATATAGTCTTAATAGATGTAGTATTTTTCTGTACTTGTTCTTCTAATGGAGTCATTTTTCGCAAATTAAAAGTTCATCATAGAATGTCTTTATACCTAAGTCTACTCCTAAACTCTATTCTAACAATATAGCTTTATCATCAGTTTCAGAAGTATCTTTCCACATTTCATCCAAAGGATGTACTAGCTTGCTTATCAATGCTCTAAGACAATCAATCTATTCATCTGTAAGTTTTAAATCACTTTCTAATAGACGAGCAATATGATTAGCGCATATCCATTTACGTATACACGGTATACCTTGATTTGAGTTATACTTAACTTTTAAGTTGTACTCTTTACCTATTCTATATATATCATCTATTAGCATAATGAACAAACTCCATTTCTACAAGTTTTATTACAAGCAAAGCAATCGTGATTATTGTAGTAAGTAGTATTAGTATCTAAACATATATTTAACATTCTAGCTAAATCTGTATAATACTGCACTGCATCATCTATAAGATTATTATTAATGGCGTAACTTAATAGATCTTGTTTTAATAGGAATAGAACCATTCTATCCATCTATTGATCGTCTAAACCAGTACTACAATTCTTACACAATAACTCAACTTCTTTATAGTATATATCAGCTTGGTTGAAAAAGAACTAACTTGAATTATCAATTGTAGCTATAAAAGCACTCATACAGAAATCTTCAAGTTTAGTAGAATCTATTACTATAGATAATCTCTATTCATCTATTTTTATATCAGAGCTGTAATCTGTACCTAATACTAACAATTTATATGAATGTTTGTCAGGATTTACTGAACTCCTGTTAGAATAGTTATTCAGTGTGTCTATGTATAAATACAAATCTGAATCTACTGAATCAGGTATCTTTGTATCCAGTTCTACTACTATGTTATCTTTTACTATTGTTATACCAGTTATCTTCATATTAATACTTTTAAATAAAAAAGGCTACAGGGCTATTTAGCCCCATAGCCCTTGTCAGCACACTGAAACACTATTTTTATTATGCTACAGTTTCACCTTTGATAAATGACTGAATACCTTTATCAACGATACTACCTACCATGCTAGGACAGTATACTTCTGTAGTTAACGGAGTAGTCTTAATATACTGATTATCATTGCTAAGATACAGATTGTCATTTTCAATTACTGCACAATCGTATTTAGTACCCTCTACTACTTTACGAGCTTGTTCTACTTCAGGATATGCGCCAGTAAATACATGACCTTTATAACCCATGTAACGTACTTCTGCATCACGAACCTGTTTCCAGAAACCTCTACCAGGATTACCAGGAGTCTTAACAATAGTAGCACCAGCTACAGCTTCCGGCTGATTAGCAAGCAAAGCACCGGGAATAGTATGATACAGAGATACTTCCATATCTACTACTGAGTATTCATTCAATGAATAAACGCCTTCGTTATCATCCTTAACCATTGCAGTTAAAGTAAGAACAGCTTCAGCATTTTGAGCCTGAATACGACGATTCTTGTGAGCGTTAATCTTCTTCACAAAAGCTTCTGCCAATTTCTGTGCTTCATTTGATTCAGCGTATACTTCATAAGTATGAGTAAACTGGAAGTTATTAGCTTCAATATCCTTATACAGAACACGAAGTACATATCTATGACCAGCTACTACAGTATCATTAGTTAAAGTAACTACTACTTTATCCTGAGTAGGTTCTACATTGGCACCAATTACAGCAGACGGTTTAGAGCTCTTTTGAATTTCATTAGAAAATTCAATATTGGCTTTCTAAGCAACCGTACCGTTAGGCATAGTAACATTAATTTTCGGACCTGCTACACCAACATAAAGCGAACTAGCTTTAGCAGCTTCAGCAGCAGTTTTAAGAATAGCTCTATTCTGATCAAACAAAGCTACTTCACCAGCATTCAAAGCATCAGCAGTAGTATAGCTAGCAGGGCATTTAGTACCGATAAGTACGGTATGAACTGAAGTTATCATATAAATTATTTATTTTAAATTAGACATATTAAGCGCTTCTGTCTATTTTCGCTTACTTTCTACTTTCCTAACTTGTTTAAAAGTTTAATTTCCACGTCAATAAGCGCTTTCTGTTAATGTTATTCCATTGAATTTACTTCATTAGAATATACATTATAATTTGGTAAAGTAGCCAGTATTAACTAAACTGCCAATTTAACTACTTCCATATGAGTATGACTAGGTAAATCTGTATACTCATCAGTAGGATTAGTTTTAAGGTCTACCTTACTTGGTTTCTTTAAATACTCAATAGTATATTCAGCTACTTTATAATTACCATCTGTGTATAAAGTAATTGTATTATCCTATATAAGTCTTATTGGTTTAGCTTTAGTGTACTTTAGATGATACTCTGATAAAGAGTTTTCTTTAATTCTATCTACTGTTTCAATAGTACCCTCTATAGTATCACTATACTTTATTTTGTAGTTACCTAAAGCATCCTTCTCCCAGCAATTATTTATTACACCATCTGCCGGAGATATACCTGCTGTATCTCCTAATAATATTACATAATCATCAGGCAAGGTAACTGTGTATTCCACTTGGTTTATTTTAGAAATGTCTGTATCTTTATAAGTGTGCTTAGTAACTAGAGTACGTAAATCGTCAGTGCGCTTTTGGTCCTATTCAAAACCTCTTTGTTTATAATTAAGACCAGAATACCTAGTCTTCCAAAATTTATCAATAGCTTCATTAATGAATGATATTATAGTATCAGATGGTAATTTGCCAGCTAAAGATAATTCAGGATTGATTAACTGTAATCGTCTCTCTACTTCTATTTGTAATTCTCTAGGGCTCATTATTCATTTAAGCTATCAAGTTGTACTTTAGTTTGTGTTCTCTAAGACTCTATAGTCTCTAGAGCAATTTCTACAGCCCTATCTATTACTTCATTAAGTACATAATCAGGTACTTCGGTAATATCCTTATTATAGTCTTTATAACTAATAGTTTCAGGATATTTAATATAAGTAATATCTGCTGTATATTGTTCAGAAGACATACGTATAGGATCTATATAGATCTTTAAAGTGTTGTCTTCTAATACTGCTATAGGAGTTTCAATCCAAGGTATATTGTTATATGTTTGTAAGAAACCCTTAGCTTTTTCATGATCTGTTAATGAACATATTGTCGCTTCACCATTAAAGTGAAGTACACAATCTACATAGAACATTCTTTTAAGCTATTCTCCGTCATTAAAGAAATTAGATAAAGTAAGCACATTAGAATGTGAGTATGGATATACTAACGATAATGCCGTATCTGTCTTAATTAGTTTCTATAAATCAGCAATACGTTTAACTGCACCTTCAAACCCTACTTTTAAAGTATTATTACCAGTGTACTTATTACATATTACTTCTATGTACGCCTAATTAAGAAATAGATCTATTTCTTCGGGTAGGAATGCAGGGCAGCCACCAAAAGCAACTGCCTCTGAATTCTTATCCATGAGAACTTTAAATGCCTTATGTAAATCAGATATTTTCATTATTTAGATTTAATTTCTCCTATAATTGCAAGCTTGATGTCTTGGTTTTTCTTATTATTCAAGTAAGCAATAACATCTTCTATACCATTACCAATTAAGTCTGTACCAAAGAAGTATTGAGTTCTATTCTTGCGAATGATATTCTTAGCAATAGCTTCTTCAATAACAAAAGTAATTTCTTTATTCGGGTTTTCTACCCATTTCATTATAAACTTATCAGGTGCAGCTTCAATTTGTTCACTGAGCTTAGCTTCAACCATTTCATTAGACAATGTATCAGATTTGATACCATAAAGTCTAAGACACTTACGCATATCTTCAATAGACATCTTATCCATTTCTCTATATGCTTCACGTTTGATCTTGTTAATCTTATTAACTTCTTTAGCTTCGCTATCTTTATTGATAATAACATAATCAGTAGAAGATGTAACATTATTCAACCCATCTGCTACTCTCTTATGCTTTTTCAAGAACAAATATTTAAGCTCATCTTCAGGTCTGTCTGTATTCAGAATTAGATCTTTCCTACCAATTTTAATAGCGAATGTATCCCAAAATTTGCTGCCAGGTGAAAGCTATCCTTCTGCATAACCAATTTCTTTTTCTAATCTGGCTGCATCTTCAGCATTTAAGCCAGTATATAAATTACCAGAACGTGTCCAGTATGAACTGATATAGTCATAACATGTAGACCATTTAGTAATACCAGTCCAAGGGTTTGTTTTAATTATTCTAACGATTACTTCCATAATTAATTAATTAGATTGTTCAGTTAGTTCTTCTACTATGTAAAAGAAAGTATTACATTTTTTGCAGAAATGATTTTCAGAATTGCAGTATTTTCTTAAAGTGTTTGAATCTATTTTGAAGAATTTACAGCATTCTTTCATTGAGGAAAATTTTATAGTACTTTTGGTGTCAGCGTTTTCTGCAATAACTTTCTTTTTACTGTTCTCTATTAAGCTCTGAACATGAGCTTTCTTTTTTTCAGATACAACTCCTTTTCTAGCTTCAGACATCTTTTTTCTGGTTTCTTCAGAAATTTTTCTACCTAATGCTTTTTGGCGAATTTTTTCTTTAGTTTCCTCAGAATGCGTTCTACCAAATGTACCATCTCCGCCTTCCGTAAGATTGTATCCTATATTTCTATCTGTAGAGTTATACTGTTTTATCCAGTATTTTTCTTTTTCTTTTAGTTCATCATATGTATCAGCAAAATCAATTATTTCTAAAGTGAAATTATCTTCACCATATTTTGCCATAGAACGATGAATTGGAGAAGGTTCTCCGATGCGAGATTCATACCAATGATGGCGATATCTCGCACCTGAACCTTGATTTGTTATGCCTATATAAATCTTATTAGTAATCTTATTGGTGATTTTGTATACTTCGTTACTTTTCATATAATAGTTTTTAGTTATTTATATGATAAATAACGTCAGTTTCCATAAAAGGTTACTAATTATTTGAACTTATTTAGTCCTCTGCCTCCATGACTAATTCTCCGCATGCTCTGGGGTCGCGGAGCATTATTCCCATTTCACCGAGGAAGAATACCGTATAGCCATCCTTACCGTTAGATCTCAGCGTATTCTTGGAGTTAGCATAACCAGACGGAGCTACAGCACCACCAGTATACCAAGTTACGAATTCACGATCTTTACGAACTACTTTAACAATGTTAGCTTCACCATCACGACGACCCAGATCCAGGAATGTCATACGATATGACTCCAGAGGTTTCAGAGTAACCGGATGCAACTGACGATTATAAGTAGTATCATCATACAACGGGAAGTACTTCAAAGTAAGCTCAATACCATTAGTCATCTGATAAGTCTTGAACTGACCACCAAACTTCAGGTTATCACCAGAACCAGTTACAAATACAGTATCCATAAGGTTCATAGTAGCTACTTTTTCCTTCAAAATACGGTCAAATTCACGCATACCCATTTCACCAGTCAAAGCAACAAACTTACGTTCGTTAGTACCAAGTACATTATAAGACAGGTCAAACAAGAAATCTTCCAGCAACTCAGCTGTCAATCTAGTATACATACGCTTGTTAGACGGAGCAATCTGTTCCAGCAAACCAGCACCGATAAATACCGAACGACCGTTAGTACCCTTCAAGTTACAAGAACCATCTTTATTTACATTAGATTTCATGTAAACAAGCATACGTTCACATCTCTTATACCACTCGCGCAGAGCTAGCCATTCCTGATAGTCAGCCCACAAATAAGATTTCTTACCAGTCTTAGGATCTTGCAATGCAATAGCCATTACTGTAGAGTAAGCAGAACCTGTAATATCGTAGTTAATACGAATAGTAGTCAGGTAGTTACGCATCTTAAAGTGAGTACTATAGTTCAGGATATCACCTTCTTCACTGTATTCTTCAACAGCAGAAGCAAGACGAGATACTTGAGAACCAGCTTTCAAATATTTAGCAGGTACATATGAAGCGGGATTACCATCTGCAATAAAACAAGTATAAACCCACAAGTTACCATCCTGATACGGAGCACCAGCAACACGCAACTGATAATCTTTGTTATCCAGTTCAAGAACTGCTGTAGGACCAAACCAGTTTTCTTCTAACCACAGATAAATAGGAGTATTACCTAAACCAGCTGTAGTATTATCATTGATAGCAGCACCATTCCATTTAGCATCTCTAATGGTAATAGCTCTATCTGTATCAATCATTACATTCCACTCCCAGTTCGGCTGATCAATAGTCATTACATTACCAAGACCGCCAGTCAGCATGTCAAGGGAAGTATTGTAACCATTATCTTTAGTTCCAAATACATAAGATAACACGGTAGCAACCTGATACGGATTCTATTGCGAAGCTGCTGAAATCTTGTTAGTATCAATCAGGTCAGAAAAACGCTTACCTTTGTACAGAACCAAGTTATTAAGAATATTATTATCCATAAAATATTAGTAAATTATAATTTAGTTGTTATTTAATCTACACGCAATTGTCGTGCAAAAGAATCCCACATAGACTCAGTGCTAGTGTTATCCTGTCTTCTAGTCTTTCTACTTACTCCTGTTTTACTTAAGCTATTTTTAAATTTATTAATAGCCGCAGTAGAGCCTTCGCTCTTTGCTGCCTTCAGTAAAGTATCACCTTTCATAGTAAAGTAGGCAGACTCGAGTAAGTTTTTCACGCTTTTGGAATAGTCTTTCTGATACTGAGTCTTTCCATCAGCTGTGGGTTTGAATATATATTCTAATAATGCCTATTTATCTTTTTGAGGTATTTTAATTCCACGAATATTATCCATGCCCTTTATTTCAGTCACAACGGAGTTAAAGTAATCCTGTTGACGCTTTTTAAGCTCCTTAGCACTCTTTTCTTGTTCTTCTAATAGCTGTTGTTTCTTTTGTTCTCTAATGTCTCTAAGAGCCTCTAATGCGTCCGTAGCCTCATCCTCAAGTAAACCAGCATCTTCATATTTAGTAAGCTTCTTATCTATTTGCTTATTATTAAAGCCTTTTTCTTTCAAGAACTCCTTAAGTATAAGCTTTTGGTTTACTTCATTATCTTCAATTTCAAAATCTTCTAGATCTAGTTCCCCATCAATTTGGAAATAATCTCTCAAATTACCTCCATTCTTAACAAATTTATCTAGAGCTTCTACCTCTTCACTGGCATACTGTGGTACTGAATTCTCTTCAATTACCTCTTGGAAGTACTCTACTAACTCTTCTGCTGTCTTAGGTTTTTCATCATCTTCTACATCTTCCCAACCAAGTCTTTCAGAAATAGAGTCAAAGAAACTGATAATTGTATCACTTTCAGAGTCATCGTCAGATATACCGTCATCCACAATATCGTCGGTATCATCATTATTATCTAAATCATTATCAGGGTCATCGTCTGTATCATCTTCCTTCTTATCTTTCTTATCTTTCTTAGAAGATGTTTTTACAGTCGTGTTATCCTTAGGTTCTTCTTTAGGCTCTTCTTTATCAGGATTGTTGTTCTTACGAATTTCTTCTAACTCTTCATCGGTTAACTCTTCACCAGCTCCATCAAAATCATCTTCGAGACTGGTATTAAATGTATTTTTATTTGCTACACCACCTGGCATGAATTCTTCAAATACTTCAAAGCCGTTCAATGTGTTCTTATCCATAATTATATATAATTAGATTATTTGTTTTTCTTTCTTCCTTTGTGTCTCCAACGTCTGCTGTTCTAATTTTAGCATCTTCTGCTAATCCTTTCCAGAATGTAGGATGTAAAGATGTTTTTAATATTTCTCCTGTTTGAGGATTTCTAGTAGGCAAATGATAAAATCCGTCATTTTCTAAAATAGGCTAAGCTCCTGATTCATATGCTCCTCGCATATTATATTCAGTATCATCTGTATACTTAAGATTATCAGGTAAACTATTCCTCCAATCCCAATAGCCTTTACCGGGATTATTCTCCTGGTAAGACTTTAGGTTTTGCATTCTCTATTTAAATGCTTGTTTATCCATGTTAATATTCACATGTTTCTAAATATAACTCTAATAAATTAATAAGATTTTTAGGATCAGAAGAATGAGCTCTAAGAGATATCAATGGTTTTTCATCTACCCTTGCTATCTTATCACGTAATAGCAAATGATACTTTAAACCATTTCCATCTAAATCGCAAGTATACCACCAATAACAATTATAGTTATCATTAAGATCTTCAGGGTATTTTTCCTAAAGATATTTTATAGTTTCATTCTTGTCCATAAAATTTTATCTTATCATTTACCACCTTTACCTTTTTTACCACCGGATTTCTTTCCGCCTTTTCCGCATGCCATAATCTATTCCTCCTTAATTTTTATAATATTTATCACTTAATTTGTTAGCCCATTTTTCTGTATAGAAATGATAATAGTCATCATTTTTACACCACAGTTTGTGTACAGCTGCATGAAGTATAGATGGTAAACCTATTACTAACAAGTATAATGGACCTAGATATTTACTCTGTATAGTATGTCCATATTCATGTTTGATATACTTATGATTATGTACTACTATGTATTTGCCAAGTGTAATTCCTCCCTTCATATTAGGTGATACTTTTACTTTGGCGTTATCGTCTATATTTATAACAGTTCCAGAGTATAAAATAAATAATATTTTACCTATTATATTCTGTGGTAATTGCCATAAATACAGACCAAATTTCTTCAATTTATTCATATTACTTCTCTCCTACTACTTTATTCTGTTTTGCAGTACGTGCTTTTAATTGTTCACGTTCCATAGCAGCTTTATCTTTCTACTTCTGTAATTCCATTTCTTGCTTCATTTTCTGCTTTTCAAGCTCAATCTTCTTATTCTCAATTTCACGTTTCATTTCCATTTCACGTTTCTTATTATTGAACTCAAACTATTTAGAAGCAATATCAGAATTTACCTTTTGTTGTTCAATGGCTTGTTTACCTATTTCTATAGGATCTGGTATTCCGTTCATATCTTGATCCATATTTTCAGCACCTCTATAAGCATTTAATTGAGCAACAGTTATCTTAGTAGCATTATTAGAATCAATCTCATATTTCTTAAGATCCATTTCAGCTTCCTTAAGCATAAGCTCTTCTTCTTTAATTTCATTCTGAATCTGAGCCATTTGCTGTTCACGTTCTGCTTGAGCTTGTTCCATAGCTTGTTGCTGTTCCATTCTCTTTTGCTCTATTTCTTCTAATTTACTTCTAATCATAGTGACATTATCCATAGTAATAATCTCGGCTATATCAAGTAAACTAGCTCCATTTTGCATAGCAGGTTGCATTAAGTTCTTAAGAGCTTCTATTTGTTGTTGGTTCTTAGTAGTATCTTCTACAAATATATCCATGTCTTCATAGAAGAAATCATCCGATAAAGTTAAAAATGCTCTAGTAGCGTCATCTAATACATACTGTATACTGGTCTTATTGTCTTTCCAAGCATGTTTAGCTGTATCTAATAGCATAGTTAAACACTCTTTTTTTACCTAATTATGAACCCAAAACCAAGGTTCAGTAATATGAGCAGACTATACTACAGATCTTTCTACATTACCTACTAATTCATTAGATGAAATAGAACCTTCTCTTTGTTTACTTACTCCAGATATTTCAGATAACATAGATTCTATCTTATCCATTAGATTAATATACTAGTCTATAGTATTAGCCATAGTAAGATCAAGCGCTGATATCTAATTGAACTGACTAGGCTTACCACCTTCTCTACCTGGAATATCCCAACCTTCTTCATAAGGATTTACAAAGTTAACTCCAAGGGCTGATAAATAATGCATCCACTTAGCTACATCTATATTCATAGACTTAGGTATCTAAGTAATATCCATAGTAACTACTTTACCTTTATCTCTAGCCATAGCTAATTCAAGACGATACCATAGTACAATATACATATATTGTAGTGGTTTCATCATACTAACAAGGCTACGCGGTCTACTATTAGTATTATTATATATTACTCCAGTATAAGGTAATCTTTGAGCATTTGGATTATCGGCAGATATATGCTAATACTCAACAGGTTGTATACCAACATATAAGTCCTGTCCTATTCTATATCCTTCCCATACTTCTATAATCCATTTCCATTCAACATCAAGTTCATTACCTGTTTCTTTGTAGGTTTCATCTACTTGATATTCTTCTGGCATACCTGTTTCAGGATTGATTATATTAACAAAACCTATCTTCTTTAAAGACTTCCAACAACAATGCCATACATGTATATTATCAGCTTCTTCAAAAGGATTGGAACTGAAGCTATTTATGCTGTGAGTTTTAATATGAGGATAGTCTAAAGATGTTTTTCTTACTTCTGGAGTTACACCACCCTTAGAGCGATCGTCCATCATATCTAGTAGCTCATTTAATTGCTTTTCAGACATCTTATCATATAATCTGTCATATACTTCAGTAAGAGACATAATCATCTCATAACAGCACCATTGAGCTTCATGTATAAACTCTAAGTCAGAAGTATCTGAATCATAATCAAAGTATATTGGATTAATACGTTGCAAACAAGGTTCTCCATTTACTATACCAACATAGTATATTTCTTCTCCTCCTATTAGCGCATCTTTCCATCCTTTAAAGAATTCATGAGTAATATTTAACTTATTCTTTAAATAATTAAGACTGTGATATGCGGTTATTTCAGCAATATCCTTATAGTCTTTACTTATGTACTTTTGTATCTACTCAGGAGTCATTATTTCTCCAGACTATAATGCTTCTTGATACCTAGCTTGTTCTTCAGGTCCTAGTTTACTCATGATTGTCGCTTGAATATAATCAACAATCATTTGTTTAGCTTTGTCCTATATTTCACTAGTAGCTATATCACTAGTATGTACTACTCTGAAGTTAAATGGTCTTTTAGTTTCTTCTCCTAAAAGTAAATCAATCTTTGGCTTTATTATATTATAGTCTTGAGCCATAGCTGGAAATCCATCCTATTGTTTGAATGGATTAGTAACATACTTAAGATCTTTCTCATTATATATACTATTATAAAGATCATAGTAAGTCTACATTTCCTCTTTGCGGCTTCTATTATTACCATCTCTAGAACTACCCTGACTATGCCCTGCTATGTAGTCTACGCAAGCTTCTTTCCAGTCTTGAGTCTTCTTAGACATGGGTAGTCTCTATAAGGGAAATTGATTAATATTTCTCATAATTAAAACATATATGCTTCTATATTATCAGCTGCTTCGTCGTCACGAAACCACTGTTGAGTGAATATAGGGCCATCAAATAATACCCTATTTCTATTCTCTTTTTTTACTTCTTTTACTTTAACATTATAGAGCTATTCTCTATATATCATTACTTGAATAAGAGCCATACAGTTGTGTGTAGCTATACCGTTAGCAACGTATGTATGATCATCTTGCACTTCTATATTATAGACAGTTTCTTTAGTTTTTCTATTTTCTAATAGCCTAATTGGTACCCAGAAACCTTTATTATCTTTTAAAACTATAGATTTAGTATGTTTATATTCTATTTGTTTAAATTTATATGAGAATATAGGACAACTAGTATTTGGCTCATTATAAGAATAGTAATTTAGTAATTTATAAACATATTCCCCAGTTATCTATAAATTAACCTATCTTTTTCCATTCCTAGGTTTTATTTCCCTTATAGTAGAATATATTCCGTTATCTAATAATATCTACCTACACTATCTAATTAATTCTTCATATATAGTAGATATTTCTATAGCATTTCTATTATACCCATCATAATTTATATATTTCTAATGGCCATCTGCTTCTAATAAACCTAAAATGAATGGTATCAAATCTGTATGGTTATTATATACTTCATTATTTATTTTTTTATTGTTAGGTATACAACCAAAATCTATAGCTAATTTATGTAATTTTTTAGAATATACAAATAATCTATAACAGTTTTTAAATTTGTCTCTTATTAATTTACAGGGAACAGTAGGATCAAATTTTTCAATTATTTCCTTACATTGTTCTGCACACTATAATTGATTTAGCTGATATGTTATTTTTACTTCATTGCTTTTTGGGTTACAATACCCATCTCCCATAATCCAACCAAGTACATACAGCATTCTATCATCTATGGTTCTTGGTTTACTTATAATGTTTCTTTTTGGTACTAAAGCAAATTGATATTTATATTTCAATTGATCCGCTCTTAAAAAACCTTCCTTTAAACAGTCTAATTTTCTAAATTTATGTGATAATTTATCTGTATATCTAACTAAAATAGGATGATTATCTGTGCATATTAGTTTTTGATAATCTCCAGAATACTATAAAGTTACTATATTTCCACAATGAGTATGTTTGTCTGTCCAAGTAACTGGTTTAAAATTTCCTTTATCGGTCAGTACTAAATCATTTATACCTATTTCCTCTATAGGTATATCTCCTTTATTTGTTGTAATTAAAGTTCCTTTTGTTAAACATCTATCAAAGTTACCATTGTCATTATAAGCTATTAACTCTTCTAATAAAGGTTCTGACATTATATTGTATAAATTCTTTTTTCCTACAGAATTTTCATCATTTAACCAATCTTTTATTAGACCTTCTCCCCATTGCTTAATCTACTTATTCATATGACAACCCTTTTTTCTATTTACTTTAGAGTTGCTAACAATATCATTAATAATGTCAGGCTAATCAGCTAATAAGTAATCACAATGCTTATTGGTAAAGTAAACAAATATTCCTTTATTCTGATTTTCATACATCGCCCTAGCATTGTAATATAATAATAATTTCCTTACATTTTCATAGAACTCTTCTGCTGATTTAGGTCTACCTGTATATTCAGCTACTATAATGTCTGAATATTGCTCTATAGACTAAATACGTTTGTATATGAAACAAGAACCTAAAGATGTAGTACTTGATTCGTCATAGTCATATGAGTCAATACCTGCTATATAAAGTCCAGGACTAGCATCTTTATTAGGATGCTCCCATATCACTATAGATCCAGTAGGATCATCACCTATAAGCGCTCCTGTAGTTTCATCTCTTTTAGTTCTTAAAGGATAATGAGTTATATCACCAGTCTTTTTAATTATCCATTTAATAGTACCATCTGGTTGCTATATTAAGTCTCCTACTTGTTTATGGTTCTATAATTTCTTATTAGTTCTAAGTAATGACAGCTGCTCCTATAATTCTTTTTTGGGGAATATATTGCCATTAAATTCTAGCATAGCTTCAGCTGGAGTAACAGGACGTTCTGCAACATAACGGTCTACTGCTGCATTACTAGTAGCATTAGATATTACTACTTGCCTTTCTGCTAATATGTGTTCTAAGGATTTCTTTCTAAATGTATTACCATCTTCATCCATGTATATACGTTTACCTTCTTTATCACGTATATCAAGATTAGTATATTGAGGTACAAAGAATCCACATTTATTAGTAGTAGCACTTTCGTCCCATATGTTATCAAATCCTAAGCAGTTGTAACCATCAGGATTATAAAACATGTCTTTCATAGTTTCAAAAGCGCTGCTTTCATCACCACCTGTTCCCCATACAATCATAGTACCAAATGCTATACCATCTACTTCTACTGACGGTCTTGCAATTTGCCATGCTGCTCCTAATTCTGAGAAAGAACCACCCTCTTCAAACAAAATAAGATTAGCTTTTTTACCACGAACTATATCCGGATTATCTTTCAAAGTAACACCAATAATCTCTGATTTGTAACCCATTTCTATTACATTTCCATAGTCATCCTTAGTATAGAATCCAGCACGTCTACGCATCTAAGTATTAACAGACCTCTTCTTACCCCATGCTGTATTTTTATCTATAAAGTCCATATAGTCCCATGCTTTAGTAAGAATACCATCATCAGTTAAATACTGTTTATTTGATGCATATATAAATGTTTTACTATTAGGAATTAAGTAATAGTTTCGGCAAGCCATAGCTCCACCTTTATAAGAGAATCCCTTTCTACGTGACTTTAATAAGCACAGGTGTTTACCAGCTTCTTCTGCTTCTTGAACTGCATTAAAGTAGTAATAGTCATAATCCCAGAAATCAGGAAAGCTAACTTCATTTACACGTTTTACCACTGTATTACCTAACTTATCAGTAGTAATATGGTTAACTATTCTAGATATAGGACAATAGTTTAAATAAAAATAGTTATATCCACTGATAAAGTCTCCATCATCAGCAGTATAACCATTAATACACCTATCTCTTTCTTCATCCCAGAATTTATAAAATTCTGTAGTTCCTTCTGGATACTGACAGTATTGTCCTGTATTTAGGAACTATATTGAAGCCTAACGAAACTTATTGCTATTTACTATTTTCTTATTAAAGTCTACCATATTTATTTTAAAAAAGGGGCGCGTTTCACAACGAACCCCTTCCCAACTTATTAAAATAAAAAACATGTTTAACATATAGTGCGGACCCACGACTCGAACGGGAACCGATGGTTATGGGCCACCAATGATACCTTTTCACCAATCCGCAGTACACAGGTTTATACGTGACACCTGTTTAACACGCTGGCTTACGATCCAGTCCTTCATTAGCTGTGTTTACTATTGATCAGATAGTAAGTGACTTAGGAAGTTACGTTGCTCCTCAAAAGCTTCAATATTTTTTAAGTAGTTTATCAGTACGGATCGCACTTCTGCGCCCAAATCCTTTAATATTTAACGTGCAGTTTGAATATACTACATTACAGTTTTTCTGATAAACTACTTATAAGGAGATTTCCAGTGACTGCAACTCAGTTTCTTAAGCTGAGGTTTATACGCCTTATATTTAGTACTCCTTACCTGGGCTGATGTTTACCCCAGACTACCTGTTCACGATAACTACCTATCCAACAAGTTTCCTTCTGCTATTATAGTTTCAAAGGACTGGTATTTTAAGCAGTCTGCTTGCAGTCAGACTGCATTAATTCTTTCTTCCAAATATAGCCTTTACATGTTTTAGCTCTACCATTACAAGCTCTTTGTATTGACTTATAATCAGTATTCACAGATTTTGCAGCATTGTGCATTCCCATGTGAGTAGCAACTAATATATTATCTAGTGTGTACTGATAAACTAGATACTTAGTAGATGCTATTCTTAATTTTTCCTTCTGTTCTTCTGACATCTTTTTACCTTTATTGAGGCTTACCATTCCTTTAATCCAATTAGAATTTCCGAAATAAACTTTACCATTTCTATGTCTTTCAACTAGAGTAGCTTTGTTCTTTTCATATTCTTCTAACCATTCAGGAATTTTAGACTTTTTGTCTTCTAGTTCTTCTTTAGTAGAAGCTGCGATAAAATTATTACAGAAAGGATGAATATAGGTATTGTTACACAATCTACCAATATTAGAACGACTTAATTTGGTAATAGAAGCCGCATCTTTTATTGTCCATGCATATATGTAATACTTTTCTACAAAATTGTATAGATAAACTCGCTTACCAAAGACTCCAGATGCAATAAGTTTTTTAGAATTTTCAGATACTTTCTTTTTCTGTTCTTCTGTCATTTTAAGACCTAAAACTCCAAAATCACCACCTTTAGTGCAGTTATATCCATCTGTATATGCGTTGTATTCTTCTATGTATTTTATTTCTAATTGATCCAATTGTTTAATTAGATCTGTATTAGTCATATCTGCATCCGGAATAAATGATTCTAATATATCTATTGTGAAGTTATGAAAACCATATTTGTTTATTGCTCTATAAATAGGTAAGTCTAATTTACCGTTTTTAGCATTTCTCATATGGTCTTTTATTCTTGATCTAATTTTAACACTTTGACCAATGTAGCATTTACCATTTAAGTTGTTTTTGATAATGTATATACCAGCTAATTTTGGATCTATATCTCTATATGTCATATCTGCAAGTTTATATGAATATTGGTTGGGGAGGTAGGAATCGAACCCACTCATACAGAGGTTTAGAATCTCCAGCACTACCGTTATGCAACTCCCCAGTGCACGTAGATATATTTTAATTGCCTCTACGTATGGCAAGTGTATTTAGAACCAACTAAATAGTCTCTTATACCAAGGCTTCTTAACAACTACCTTACATAATACAGCGTCTACTTCTTTAACTTGTTCCCAGAAGTCTGCACCATCTTTAGTCAAATCAAACGTAATAATCAATTTTGTTTTCATAATTTGCTTAGTTTATTCTTAAAACGTATTGTTTAATTTAGGTTATAAATTAATGTATTATTTCACCAACTCATAAGGATTAACCTTAGCATCACCTTTAACTTTACCCATAGCTACTTCTTCAGACTTAACCATATTCTCTAAAGTATCAATACTTTTAAGTACATTACCTACAGAGGTCATACCAGCCAATAAGTCTTTAATTTTCTTCTCATCTAGAGTATCGTCAAGCGATTCTTTATAGTACTTACTGATGCTATCTAGTTTCAGTCTCATATTATCAAGCATCTCCAGCGTACGAGTATAACAGAACGCTTTATAGTCGTTTTCACAGCTAATCTCTTCAGCAGTAAATTGGTAGTTTTCATCACCAAATATTTCTTTTTTTAGCTTTTCCTCTCTACTATCAGCTTCCATACTCTGAACATACGGACTATTCCATTTATTCATAAGTACTATATAACTAATTACTTTAGTGGCGTGCTCTTTATCTGGCTTATCAGCATCCCATACCTTTTTAAAGCATGGGATACCTAAAGCATCTGAGTGAATAACTACTTTACCACCTATAATGTCAAATAGTTTCATTAACTTCTATTTTCTTAGTTAAGCTTTCAAACCATCTACTAATGTCATCTTTAGCTACTAGATCGGTGCATACTACTACTTTAGTATCATAATCTACTCCATTCCAGTTAACAAAACATAGTATTAGGTCTCCTTCATTATAATCTATTACCTCAGTATCAGTAATTACTTGTCCAGACTATTTAGCAAAGAACGCACCTCTTACATCAAAATCACTGGGTGTATTTTTAATGGCATTAGTTTCAGTATCATATAGAACTTTATTGCCGTATTTGTTTATTAACAGTTTATCCATATTAATAATTTGAAGCACATTCACATTTTAGACCACAATCACTACAAACTTTTTCAGTACATTTTTGCTTTTCCATTTCTTCTAAGAATTTCTTTTTACGTTCAAAGTAATTGTTTAAATCATTGTTATTAATAATAATTAAATCTCCTTCTTTTTCATTGCCAATACGATACATAAGTAATACTGCATCACCTTTTTCTACTTTATATTCTTTGCCAGATCTTATAAGAATACCGTCTTCATCAATAATCCACACATGATCTATATCGTATACTGTATCAATAGATTTTAAATCTAATGTATCAGTATTTAATTTTACTATTGATTTTATTTTATTTAAAATGTATTTATTCATAATGTCTAATTTTTAGTCAATTCTATAACCTAAATAATATTCCTTACTTAATCTCTATAGTATACTTTCAGCTAATTTCTAAGGTACATTTGGATTTACATACTCTGAATTATTTTTGTACTTCTGTAGTATCTCCTGAAACTATGTTATCTTCTTTTCCAGACTCTGAGTTGTTATATTGCTGCGTATATTTTTCATATAATCTATCACACAAGTAATCTATCTGATCTGCTCTATCAAGTGTAGTTTCTTTGTTAGTATTCTCTATAATCATATCAGTTACAGCATCTAACATATCTCCACTAAACTGATCATACATCAATTCTCCAGACATTATCAACTCTTCTACTTTAGAGAATAACTTCTTCATCTTCTTTGTAAATGTAGAACTATCTGCACTATTTTTCTCTATGTTCCACATTGCTATACTTTCTTCCTTTGTCATTACTCATTAAATTTAATTACGCTACTACTGATACAACTTGCTGCCCAACCAAGTAAATAAGCATAGCATTCGTTTCTGCTGAAAACATCTGCTGATAGTCCAAGACTATCAAATATATAATCTGTAACATGTGTTGCCTCATGAGGTATAGTATTTGATAAATCATCACTATCTAGATCAAAAATAAGTACTAATACACCAGATCTTCCTGAATTCTTGTGTATTACTGGTATTGTCATAGCACTAGTACATCCTGTTTCATAATCTTCTACTAGATTTTTATAGGTATCTGGATTCTCTTTAGTAAAATCATTTATATTACAGAATACAAACATCTTATCTAGATCTGTAATTTCAGTAGCAACCCAAAGTAATCTAGGATAAACTACAGGATCGTATTTGTCAATTTTTCTTTTCATACTGCTTCTTTAACTTAATTTTACCTAAATATGTGAATCTGATAGCTTTATCTTCCATATTTGTAATAGCTTCATTAGCAAATCTAAATGGGCTATTGCATATTACCTCAATAACATGATACGGTAGATTATATCTATTACTTAACTTAGTATATATACTTGGTTGATTTTTCATTGAAATTTATTTTCCTGTAATACTTACATTCATCTAAAGTAATAGAGCTACTTATAGTATTTGGTCTAATTACATTAATAATGTCAGCTATATCTAGCCAGTTATTAGAATAACGTAAACTACCTGTTATAACGGCTAATTTATTTGCTTCTAACTTACTATACTTACGCATAGGTTCGTATATAGCAGTATCATTATCAAAATTACCATTAATACTTAAGAGTTCTGTTTTTTGAGTAATAAGAGTAAATTTATTATAAGGAAGATTCTTTCTTGAGATATTATACCAAATCTTCTTAAGTAAGCTATAATCTTTCCAAACTACAATAGATCCAGGCTCAAGCATTGTTGATTGTATTTTCATCTTTGTTCAATCTTAAAATTATAGTTATTTGTACTCTATCACCGATTACTTCTGGTATTAAAGCCTTATTAACTATTACTTCATCCTCAATTTTACCTTTTACAAGTATACCAGAATTCTTAAATTTAGTAATATATCTACTTAAGTTATCTGGAGTAATACCAAGGGTTTTTCTGATATACTTTCTATTCTCAGTACTAATTACATTCTTACTGATATTAGGGAGTTTAGGAGTATTTATATCTATTTGTATAAATGTAGATAATAGTTCTAACTCCCTATCAGTAAGTTTAAGGATACCATTAAGGCTTCTTAGAAATTCATTATATAAATCGGTTTTAGATATTCCTTTAACCAATTTATTCATTTTCTAGTCTAGCTTTAACGTTATCTGCAAATTTAATTAAATTGTAAAGTACTGTTTCGGATTCTACTTTAACGCAGGGTTGTAATTCTCCTTTTTCAAATTTTTCCTGGTTTTCTTTAAGATTCTGCTTATATTCTTTGATTTTCTCTTCTAAGAACTCTATAGTATCTTTAACAGTATCAGATGTAGAATCTACTTCTACCATAATCTCTTTCTCTACTAATTCTTCAGCAGTATTAGTATCTATCATTGCTGATCTAAACTTATCACCACAGTATACATCAAGAGTATATGCGTCCAATTCTTCATTATAAGAAAGAAGATCACCTTTCTTAAAGAATCCGTCTTCTTTTACTACTTTTAAATTTTTCATACTTTTACTTTTAATAGCTATTGTTGTTCTACTAAACCTAAAACGGTTATGTTAAAAATTTGTTAATACTTTTTAACATTTGTTAACATTTAAGGTATATATAAAGAAAAACCCTAGCCAAAGCCAGGGTTTATCTGTAATATTTATAATAAAAATTTCATGTATGTATAAATATTGATTATTTACAAATTGCGATTATATCGTATGTTTTGACTAATTGACTGTTTTTGAATAGATCGAAGTCTTTAGCAAATTTCTTATTATATACTACCTTATCTCCGACATTTAATTCATCTTCTTTATATGAAGATGGCAAGGCTAAAACAATACCAGTAGCCCATTCAGATTCTACTTCCTTTGTTTCTGTCTTTGTTTCATACTTATTATATCCTTCTTCATCCTTCTCCCCTGTAGGAATTTGCTCTGTAATTTCCTTAGTAACCATAATAGGGTCTAAAGGCTTCACCAATGCATCCTTTAAGAAGGTATAATTAAGTTTCTCTAAAACTGTTTCTAATACTTTATCTTCGTTCATATTCTTTAACTTAGTTTAATACTATAACGTAAAGTATAGTCATAGGTTCTTATTTTATTGCTTTATTTTAAGTATATTACCGCCATTAGAAGTGCAGTAAGTAACTGCTTTAACTGGGCAAGTTAACTGACTTTGAAAGTAGCAACCATCACATTTACCTCCTTTAGATGATTCTACTATAAACTGTTTGCCATTTATATCTATAGGCAGTTTATTCTTTATTATTCTTGCCAATTCTGGATCATTTATTGTCATTTACTTTTCCCTTTCCGTGCTTATCTAAGTAAAGCATAGCTATTGCATTCCAAGCTACAGCAGCCAAATGATTTACTTTAGTTTCTTCGTCAATCTTAGTTCCTTTTTCATACTCAAGTAAGTGTCTTAACATAGCTGCTTTATAACGTTGATAACCGTTTTCTAAGCCTTGCCAGTTATTATCACCATACTTAATAGAACCAGCTGTATAAAGCTTTACTATGTCTTCAATCTCTTCTAATGGTAGTAAATCCCATCTTAATTTGCCATCCTGAAAATCATTCTTCTTACCTGTGTTCATAAATATATTCAAAGTAATCAACTATATATTTAGCCATATCTGGTGATTCACCATCGCTTATATATGATGATATTACTTTTTGTTTTACAGTATCATCATATTCTATTACAGAATGATTGTTTATAGTTGCACCTAGGCTTAATAATTTATTATATATATTTTTTAGTCCATGAGTATTTGGATAATATTCTGTTTTGTGCATCATAATATTACTTTCTTTAGTATATAACCTTGAGTACAGTAACCGGTAATTCTAGAAGGGCAGCTTCTATCGTATAGACTACAACCTTCACACATACCTTTATGCAACTCAGGTACTAACTGATAAGGTTTATTACCATGATATATTATCTTTCCAGAGTAGGCTTTATCAACTTTAATTTCTTTATTCATATGTATTATCTTAAGTAAAGTAGTATAATTAATTTATCTAGAGTAAGAGCAGTTATGTATGGCTTACTTATGATATAGAACTTATTAGTCTGCATTAGTAGCCTAACCCCTCTTACTCCCCTATAAACGTCTAATATGCTATTTATGTTACCTTTTCTTTAATATTTATTAACATTATTTATGATTATTTAACGCTATAATGTTAATACTTTTTAACATTTATTAACAATTCTTTTAGCTCATTAGCTAACTTCTGTGCATCAGGATGAGCTGCTTTACTACATCTAAGTTCAAAGAAATTTTCCCAATCACTTTCAAAACCTGTCATTACTAGTTCTGTTTTAGTAGCATTAGGTAGTACTACTCTTGCTTCTTGAGGTTTATAACCCATATCAAGCAATGATTTATAATAGTCTTCGCATTTCTGTAATATTTCGCAGAAATATCTTTCTCCAGATTCTATAATAGAACTGTTATAATTCCACCAAGAAGGCATAATAAAGGTAATTTCATTATTAAATTTATCTTTAGAGTAGTTACAATATCTTTGAGACTCCTGTGCAAAGCTAAATACTCTATGTCTTACAAACTCATGACTTACTCCTCTATCACATATAAATTTCGCTGTAATACGTATCTCATGATGCTCTGTAGGCTCTACTTGATATTGTAAATCATCTAATCTATTATTCTCTACTATAACACGCATATTAGTAGTTATATAATAGAAATAATCATCTTCATTTACTTTAGAGTACTTATTTCTAATATAGAATATAGGATCTCCAATGTTCATAGCTGTCTTAGCAATAGTAAGATAAATAGTACCGTGTTCTAGTATAGCTCCATGCCCTAACTTGATCATACGATCTACAAACTCTTTAGCACTATCTTCTGTTATATTATTCTCACTCTTATAACAAGTTCTCCCTGCTAACTCTATCATCTTATAAGGATCTTTCTCCTCAATTATCTGTACGCTAGATTCTATTAGTTTCATATTAGTTAAATTTTATCTTCTATTATTTCTACTGGTATCATATATACGTGCCCTTCATACTCTGGCAGACCTTGTTGTACCACGTAATACTGTTCATCTACTTTTACTATTTCAGACCACCCATCATCTGTAGGTCCTATGTAAGCAGATCTCTTATATAACTCTATAGACTTACTAAAAGGAATAGTATTACCTATTATTTTATACTCAACGTTCATACTATTATAACGCATTGATTAATAATAATTACAAAAATTTAACAAATTTTATAAAAAATTTAGAGGTATAAATGCCCGTGTGTGGACTACCATAAAACAAATCCCCCACCCCTGTTAGAAATCGGGAAGTCCCCGGTAGGTCTGTTATGTTTACTTATGAAAATGCAACGGAATGCAAATCAACCACTACTATCAATCATTGGATTATTAACTAAATCTACTTATTATGTTATCTGATTGTTTACTTACTCCATCTGATACAGATGAAGATTATGCTGATGCATGGTTCAATTGGGATTAATATAATGGCTGTAATAGCCCTTATTTGTTTGATTATTAACTAAAACTTTATAAATATGCTTAACAAAATCAAATTGTATATAGGCTATTGGCTTATTATGTTGTCTTTCTATCCTTATAGGAAGGTACTTGCGCGCGATTGGCTTACTCTTAAAGAGTCATTCAAAGTAATATCACATCCTGATGATTATGACAGTGCTACTGTTACATCAAATTATATGTTATTTTCATATACAAACATTGAGTTACGTAGAAAAGTAGAACTATTTAAACTCATTAAGTCATGAGTAAGAAGAGTAAAATGAAAGAAAGAGAGGAAGCTTCTTATATAGCTCCTTGTGAAGATGTAGTTGTTGAATTACCTTTTATGGTAAAGAGAGTAATGCGCGGGCGTCGTCCAAGTAACGAACTGTGTAAACAGTGCATGAGATACGAGTACTGTAATGAGTATCATTTTATGATAGGTGAAAACTACAAACCAGCTTGTGTAAATGTACGTGAAGACAGCACATGTATTATTGACGAAGACAATTTATAAACAATTGTTATACACAGTACTAAGTACTCAGTATTGCCACAAAGGCTGCGCACAGGAAGCAAATCAGCCACAGCTGCTCAACATTGGGGGAAGCGAGAAGGAATTCATAGTGTTTGCCATTGTTTGAGTGAATGGGTGATGATATACCACTCACCCACATTCTTCCACTTCCCCATTCTCAATGTATTACCTCATCAAGTAATATATAGCTATAATTTACAAATCACCAAAAACCTAAGCACTGTACAGGTTAAGTGCATCATGTCATGGCACGTTATAAATTAATCGAACCATTAATCAAAACAGTTGAAGCAGGCAAGCAAAATGCAGGCACTAAATATGTAGTTGCTAAGCTTCAAAATGTAATGTGTATTTGGGAAGAACCACAAACATTTACTTGTTTCATTCAACCCATTGTAAACATGCTTACCCCATTATTGTCAATTCAACATGGAGGAGCAGCACAAACAGACCAACCAATTCCTGAAGAATTACAGTATGTAACAGGATGTTGGATTGACTGGTGTCCGCCACAGAAGTTCTACAAACAACATCTGTCAGACCATCCAGCAAGACCTGCAACAGCAACTCGACCAGCTACTGAAGCAATCAAAGCTGGTTCACTTGTATCGAAAGGTGGAAAACCCATTCTTTACACCACATTACGTATATTCTGTCAATATTACATTGACGAATTCGGAGAAAAACAATGGATACGTGGAGGTTCTCCTGAAGAAGTAGGACAAAGAGCATTCAGTGCTTATTGTATACCAGCTGAAGAAGACAAAGCTCCTCAGCTTATATCAACTACTCCAGAACCTGAAATAGTTGGAGGACAAGTAGTACAACCAGCTCCAGCTCCTACAGCACAAGGTCAACAACCAACCTTCACACAAGCACCACAAGGAAGTCAACCATTACCTTATTAACACAGAGACCGACAAGTTGATACTTTAGTATCTAACTATTATATCAACACAATGATATATGAAAACTCGTGTATGATGTATATCTCCTTAATTAGGGCGTTACGACGTTCCAGAAACGTAGTATGAAGGCGCAGAGGCGTTAGAACTAAAGTATTTAATAGAGTAAGAGAAAACGAGGTCTTATATCAGACAGCTCTTAGCATAGCTTGTAGCCGCATAACGCAACATCGGCACATTAATGCGCTTACTCTATTATTTTTATTGCATTAACTAACAAATAAATCAATTATATAGAAACAAAAGTATTTTATATTTATACTCTATTAGGTATACTATTTGGCATTGTATATTTAATCTATCTTTATAATAAGTGTAAAGAAATAACCTTAAGAGATATATTACTATACCCGTTTTTTATAATTATCTGGCCAATTTTTGTATTTTGTATGCTGATGGACAATGCTGAAAATATTAAAGTATTAAAAAAGTGCTTGTAAAGTATTAGGTATTAAACCTATTGACAAGCGTAGGAAGTTAGAAGAACATGTACTAGTATACATACAGTTAAGTACCATTACTCAAGCAATTAACTTTATTGCTAATGGTAATAAACCGTGGATACCGAAATATGAACAAAACGAACCTATCACAACATGGTACAGTTGGTGGTACATTGATCGGAACAAAATTAAAAAAGGTTCTGATGCAGGTTGCTTCAATATAGCTTCTAGTGCTGGTTTTAGCTTTATAGGCGTTGATATAAGCACTCATCTACAATTCATTAACAGAGATGCGGCAATATATGCAGCTAAAACATTTAAATCATTATATATGAAACATATGTTTGGTATAGATTAAGTTCTCATATTTATTAACTATTAAAACATTTATCAAGAAATGGAAAATGAATTACAAAACTCTTCAAGAGGAAGAGGCTCAGCAGTAGCCTGGAGTTTAGTAGCAGTATTAATCCTATTAGGAATGCTTGTTGCAAGTGCACTAACTTTTATCTGTCATGATAAGGTTAGCAATCTCATCAATCCTGAAAAGGATAATGTAGAACAAGTTTGTGTTGACACAATTTATACTGAAGCTGTACCTACAATACAGGAAGTTCTTCAGTTTCGAGAAGACACAAAACGTTACATGCACATAGACAGTGTATTTCTTACAATGCCAGACGTTGTCTTAATAGATATACTAAGGCAACATGGAACTTCATTGTCTAATAGTGACATTGTGACTATATATGAATCGAACAGAAGTACTTATAATAAGGTAATGAGCGGAGCTAGAAGTCAACACTATAAAGATTCATTAGATAAATTGTCCAATACTTATGACAATACTAAAGATACTACTTTCGTAAAGAGAGAATAAAGTAATAAACACCTTGTTTTTTTAAGTTAAAGTATACTCGGTCTGTGAAGATAGAGTGTACGTCCTCAGAAGATGACAAACCTGTGGGGCGTAAGTAAATGCATATCGTATATTATTCCCTTGAATACGGCAATAGCGAGTAATGTCCGAGATACTCGTATTTGTGTTTATAATCGTGCAGACGTTAAAATCAGGTACACCAATAAGGAAAGTTTGACAGCAATCCTGCTTATGTGTTAAAACTATAGTGAGAGTCATAGAAACAAAGTGTTGTTATCTTATTATTAACAAATGTGAGTTGATACTAACTTAAAACAAATCCAGAGTATCCTGGTCGTCGTCAACAATATTAACAATTTAAAACATTAAGTAATATGAAGAAGAAATTAACAAAGGAGGTTCATAATGCCTCGTATTAAAGTAGAAGAAGGTCGTAAGATTACTGAAATAGAATTCGGTACAGACCACTATCTTGCAAACTTACTTGCGTGTACTAAGATATTAGGCATACCTCTAAGTAAAGCAAGAACTTTATGTAAATCTCATCCAGATATGAATATCAAAGTAGATCCACCACTACCTGTTATCAGTAAATTACCTACTGATGCTATTCATATTGAATTAGGTGAATACGCAATAACAGTTAAAATAACTATTAATTAACTATCAAAGTAAAATGAAAGCAATTATTATTACCTTCCATGGAGAAGCTCCTGAGAAGAATTATGATGAAATCATCAGAAAAATGGCTGAATTAGTGTTCAATAACACAAGTGCGAAGATTGAAGATATATCTGCGGCAACGTTAAATGACAAAGAAGTATCAGAAGCCTTACTACAGAAAGTAGTAATAGCTCCTGTAGCAAATGCTAACAAAGCTGCTATATCAACTACTGTAAAGGCTGTAAGTGAACTTTGTAGCAACATCATCAATGAAATCGGAACTCCATCAATGATGGATGAAGGCGTATTCCGTAAGGAATTACTGAAGTATCTTCTTAACAAAGAAGACCAGGCTACAACTAGAGTATTACGTATTATTATCAATACTCCAGAGAGTTCAGCTTCTAAGGTAAAAATAGTGTTGCACAACTACGGTTTATCAAAGCTTCCCGAGATAATCAAAGGTTTTGATTCCATTCTCAAACTGTACTAGTTATGGCAAGAACAGAAAGAGAATACGAAAATCAGCAGAAAGACTTCAAAAAGAAGCCTAAGCACAAGAAAATGGAGCCTTACAATCGAAAGAAGTCATGGAAATAGACAAAAGGAGCTTAATACAGTGTTATATTAACACTGTCAAAGAATACGCTCCTATATTTGGGCAAGATCCCAATATCATTTTGTCAGAAGTAGCTAGAACAAACTCTCTTTTACAAAGAGAATTATATCTAGTTATAAACGATTGTCCTACACTTAACAATAAAATTAACTGTAGCGAATGTACTCATGAGTGTAAACTCAGAATGCAACTTGAACAGTCCAAGGAGGATATTCCGCCAGAGTATCCGCCCGCTGTTATATATTACTAATTTAAATTGTTAGTATGGTGGATTTCAGTCAACCTAGAACTATTTATAACCAAAGCCCTAATGGAAGTTTAGCTGTTGCTAAACAGCTATTCAAGAGTACAATGGACTATACAACGGTCAACCAAGCAAAATGCTTAGGTCAGAAGAAGGATATGGGTTACTTACGAATAAGATATACAAATAAGTAAGATAGTTCTTTTTTTAATCTTAAAATTATCAAAAATGAGTAAGACTAAAAGAATAAAAGTCCTAGAGGAATTTATTAGACTAGAGAAACTAGAAAAGAATCCTAGAAAGGACTACATAGAAATATGTGAAGAAGCTGCTAATAAACTCAAAAATGAGTTGAAAGCAGAAGAAAATCGTGTTAGTAGATATCTCATCTTGATATCACAAAATACTAACAAGCGCAAAGAATCATACAATAACCGTAAGCTTATAAAAGCTGGCGAGAGAGAAAGCTATCGTCAACGCAAAATTAGGCTGAACAAAGAACGTAGAGAATCTTTGCACAATGGGTAGGTCAACTAATCCCTTAGTTAAAATAAACGCTACAGAGAATATTCAAGAAAGAATTAGAGCTGTAGCTTACTTTGGAAAACTCACAACTGAAGCAGCAATGTATTGGTGTGAGAAACAGAAATATAGGCCGATAGAAGTTTATCCTATAAATATCACTGTAGCAGTATATGAAGCTAGAGAAAGATATTTTAAAAAATGTAATTTCATAGAAATTATTTCGTGATTAATAACTATAGTATCAAACATCTAAAATTTTTATCAAAATGGCAGAAGTAAACAAATTGAACATCTTTGATGTAAACAACGAGAGTGATGACATTCAAGAGTCTATCTCTAATGCAAACAAAGTAACCGATGACGTAGTAAAGAAAGCGGCTGAAAAGATTGCCGAGCGCCGTAAGGAAAAACTTACGAACGAACTCATCGACGTGGTTCAAAAGTGTGAATACACTGAGAAATCCGCAGCATTGCAGTTACGCCGTAGTAACCGCGTGAACCAGAGAATGAAGACCTATATGAAGGACTTGCACAATCTCGCAGAAGAAGTGAAGAGTGGTAAGAAGCCAGTTACGGCCTGGAATGATGAAGCTCCGGCACTGAAGAAGCAGTTTGACAAGGATCTCATTGATATTGACAAAGATATCGACAAGTCTCAAAACGAGCTTGACGAAATCTTTCCCAATTCCTGGTCTTATCGCTGGAATAGTTTGATTCCCCACCGTAACGGTTAATCAGGCTAAAAAACTAAAATAAAAGAGATTCCAAACTTGAGTATCTTTGTATCTAAACAAGTTTAGTGTTTATGGAGGAATATCTATAGCGCCCTACGGGCCGAAAGTATATTGGACGACACAAAGACCTGAATTAACAGGTCATACTACGTATCTTTGTATCATTAGTGTGGAATTATTGTGTACTACTGATCATATGTCTGAGATCGCGACAATAAGATTGTCCCGTATTAGTAATAGTACTGAACTGCTTTAGTCGAGATATCAAATCAGACTGAATAATGTGTATCTTGTATCATATATGTTTCGTCATATATCATTATTCGAGTATCATCAAGATCAGTAATGAAGAGAACTAACCATTCTCAAGACCATAGGATATGTAGCTTTGGTCGGCTACATATCCACTAATAAGATTAATTATAAAAATAGCAGGAGTATTGTATAACATAACGAAGGCCTACCTGTAGAGAGTGCTGTGAACAGTGTTGAATAATAAAGCTGGAAGGATGGCTTAATTCTGCACGTGAGTTATACTTTAATTAATCTTATAAACTCATTGACTGTTAGGTCTATTGAATCATTGTTTGGACGAGGGTTCGACTCCCTCATGCTCCACGAAGGAAATTATGATAATACAATATGCCCATGCTTGCTTTAACACCCTGTTTTAAACATTGTTATTGAGTAGACGCAATAAAGATATTGTTTATTAGGTTCTAAAGTTTCTTTCCTTTAAAAGAAGCACACGGGGCATCATGGTTTTGACAGCAATAGTGAAGATAGAATAGGTCAATAAGCAGATAACTGGCAATACAAGTTATGTAACAGATTACACTCGCTTAGTAGCGTAAGTAATCAACGGCTAAGCTAATGTCGTAGAAAGCTGGAGTAAGTAAGCTTTGCATGGTAGTGAAGCCTTAGATATTACTAAGAGATAAGGTGTTCGAGTCACCTACTTACTACAAATTAAATTAAGTTTAATCAATAAATATTAATTTGAAATGGGATTAATAAAATTTATCAGAGAAAAACTTCCTGAACCTTTAGACAAGGCTAGTAGGGAATTAAGAATGAAAGAAAAACTGGTACAACGTATCAACTCTGTAGTACCTCAGTGTTACAAGAATAAGTATCACTATAAAGAAGGAATTTCTAAAGTAAGAAATATATTCTTCTTTTGGGAAACCAGAGGTACTGAAATCATTCATCTTATAGATGTAAGTGATTTAACTACTAAAGACGAAGAGAAATTTCGTGAACTTGAAACAAAAGCAAGAAACTATCAACAACAATGCGTATAAGATACTTTGCATGGTTTGACTCTAAAGCCGAACGTACTGAATTTATCAGTCTACTTAATAAATCTCGTTCAGAATCTGAAGCGATTAGTAAACTTCTTGATAAATATCCAGACTTAAGTATGTCTGCAATATCAGGAGTAGTAAATAACTTTCAAAAGGAAATAAATAAAAAGTCATGAAACTAAACCATCCTGGAATCTACCGTATTATTGGAGAAAACTATGAATTGTTAGCCAATATAGTAGGAGAAGTACCGTGTTTAAGAATTACTTCTGCATTACTTATGAATGACCTTGTTCAAAGAGGTAAGTTTACAATATTATCTGAGGACTCAATTGAAATACAAAATGTATGTAATAATCCAGATGCATTCTTGTTCTTCGAGCACGAATACTCAGAAGTATGCCCATTACCACCTTATAGACAATCTATTCGTGGTACAAAAATGCCAGATATCAGTAATGATATGATGAAAGCATTTACAGAGCGCTATATAAGCGATATGTCTATAAACGGCAGAGGAATTGAAGCTACAAAAGCTTATATTCTAAGTGTAACAGACTGGAGCCTAGCGCAAATAAACGTATTATTACTTAGAATAGCTAATAGTGTACGTCGCAATGGTCGTAAATAGTATTACTGTTTATACTTATCTGAATAAATGTCCAATAAGATATAATCAGATAAATTGGAGACCATCCTGGTATGTATTTTTAAGAATACAAAACAAGGAAATAAGAGAAACAGAATTCCACAAATTCTTCAAAAAACAAACATTGTCTAAAGTACTAGCATGGTATGATACCCAAATACTACAGCAAATAGGCATAGCTTCTAAAACTACTCTTGAAGTAAGAATAAGAATAGTCTGTGGTATGGTAAACAAACTACCTATTGAAGTACTTACTCGTGATTTGAAGATTGAATTCATGGAATGTATATGGGATACTTTCCGTAAGTTCTATGATGAATGGAATGAGTGGTATTGTAGATATATATTGCAATTACCTTTCTAGGGTTATAGTCATTGGGTTGACTATAACCCACACTAAAGCCCGTAATTATGACAGATGAAGAAAGACAACAGCTTTTCGATCTGATCAAACAGGCGAAAGAAGGCAAACAAAGTGCCTTCACAAAGCTTTATGAAAAGTATAATCGAATTATATACAGTACTATATATCGTATTGTAAATAATAAAGATGCAGCAGATGATTTATTATCTGTTACTTTTACTAAAGCTTTTTCTAAGCTAGATAGTTATATTAACAACATTTCATTTGAGATGTGGTTAAAAACAATAGCTATAAATAGTAGTATTGATTATATTAGACGTACTAAAAAGGAGAATGCAAACTATTGGCTGGATGATGACACTAGTACTGTTCAATTGAGAAGTTCGGCCGACTACTCACCTGAAGATAACTATATCTTCAATGAAACAGATGCCAGATTAACAAATGCCTTCAATAGACTTCGTTATAAGTACCGATATATACTCGAACTACGTACTGTTCAGAATATGTCTTACAAACAGATTTCTGAACAATTGGGTCTCTCAGAGAGCCAAGTAAAATCTCAGCTTAATAAAGCTAGAGAGAAATTAAAACAATTGTTAAACTAAAAATTTACAAACATGTCAGCAATTTGGATTATTGTGCTACTATTAGTAGCATTTGTCTTTGCGAGAGGATTTCGCAGTGACAAGATGTGGTGGATTTATATCTCCTGCATCGTAGCTGGCTTGTTAGTAGGTATGTTGAGTAAGGAAGTAATCGTGCGTTCAGGGATGAACAAACAAGATACTTCCATTACTCAGCTAATCAACACCGTTGATGACTATAGTTCTGCATGCACACAAAGCTTAGTGTGTACAGTGACAGAAGGTACTACCAATTGCCTATCTGGGGTTGTGAGTAACATGTCAGAACTTAAAGTAAAGTTATCAGACGCATTGATTAGTAATATCTATACTAACGGGCGTGACTCACCAGCAATAGAGGATGATAGTTGACCTCTTTAAATATTCTATCGACTGAAAGTAAAAAAATTATTATTAACCACCAAAAAATTTATCAAGAATTATGGCACAAAAAGAAATGTCTAAGGCTGAAAGAAAGGCAGCATTGAAAGCAGCTAAAGCAGCTGCAAAAGCAGAAGCAAAAGAAAATAACAAGAATACTCAGCAGACAGCTGAGAAAGTTGAAACAAAGGAGAACAAGAAAGAGGAAAAGAAGCCTCAAGTAGCTGCACAGACAGTAACCAACAAAGACCAGAAAGGAGAGACGAAAGAACAGAAGGAACAGAAGAAAGAGCAGAAGTCCGGCACCCAAAAGCAGAAGAAAGACAAAACTCCTACTATCATTCCTGAAGAAGTTACAGAAGACAAACCAAAAGTATCTCCTGAAGAAAAGGCTCTCAAGCGCGCAACATCGCTTGTAAGTGGAATAACTGGTGCAGGTATTCCTGTAGGTTCAACAGCTTCATCAGTAGACGGAAAGGCCATGTTAGCATTTGTAATGCAACAGCGTTACGCTAACAACGAAGAACTTGCCAAGCGCTATCCTGAAGTATACGCAGATATCAATCGTACGATTGATGTAGTGAATCTGCTTGCCCTTGTCGATATTCGCCAAGACTTATTCAACCGTGGCGAACGTGGTGAATTGCAACTGATGATTGATGCAAATCAACTCATGCCGTTGCAAGGTATGGCTGAAATGCTAGGCATTAAACTAGCTCCAGCTAAAGCATTACCGGGTAGTGATGATGGTCAACTGGCTATTGACTTTAACAAGTCAGAGATTCCAGAAGAACTATCAAAAGATGCTGGTAAGACTGTTACTAAAGTACCGGAGCTTGATCCAAACAAGATCACAACAGATGAGGAAATTGACGAAGCGTTAACTTACCTCATCAACAAAGAGAGAAATGTAGCAACAAACATTGTTAACACCGTAGAATGGTATCGTACTTTACGCGGCCTTAAGGAAACTAACGCTGACAAGAAGTTAGCATTAGATGAGATGACAGTAGGTGATTGGATGAATGAAATATTCAGCCGTATCAACCCTGTTAGCTTACTTAAGGGATTAGGAAGCTCAGTATATGTGTATACTTCACAGACTGGCTCTCCGTGTATGGCACACTCAGTACTTCACAACCATTTGACGAAAGCCGGATGGAGTGAAGAACAAGTTGCAGAAACTGTACGCGCTCTTATCAACGAGAATTTCCGTCTGAAACAGAAGGATAATAAAGAACTCACGCCAGAGTCAGATAAGGCTATTTCAGTCATTATCTCGAACTTAGGCGAGGAGTATATTGATAAGTTGTTTGCAGATTGGGGAATCAATCTCGAAGGAGTAGAAGAATCTAAGAAGAACCAGCTTGAGAATGATCGAAAGATTGCTCGAATGGTATTAGGTTCTATTAAGACTAACTTCTTCAGTAAAGATGAAAATCCGACACCTGATGAACTTCGTCTGAAAGTTGGTCAGATTATCAATCTGTATCGTGATCCAGCTTCTCGTCTTGCTGCGTACTGCCAGTCATCAATAACTTCTCCAGTAGAGAAGGAATACCCAGAAAAGAAGGAAGAAAAACCCGCCGATGAAAAAAAAAATTAAGCATGTGGCGTAAGTTTTTACAATTCATAGGGTATAAAGACTAACCATTCTCTAAAATAGCATAATCAATATGAATTTTAGATTTATTACGGCTGTCGGCATGTTCATCGCCAGTTGCATAATTGGCTTTGGACTGCGACAGACAGTCACAGTAGTACAGGCAGCACCTGTAATTCCTTCACCTATAGAAATGCCAAAATTTCCCATAGTTAATAGTGAAGAGAGTAAGTCTGTCGATAAGATAGATGTCGAAGTAGACCTATCTACATTAGAAGTATCCGTGAAAGGAACAACAGACGCAATTGTGAATGTAAAGACTATTGGTGAACCAAAACCAATAGTTAAGTGGAGAACTAAAACAATAGAAAAAGAAGTAGCTTCTGGATATCCCTACATTAAATCTGTAGGTACTATGCCAGACAGTATTAAAGCTATTTCTCCATTATCTAAAGTAAATTCTCATGGTAAGTAATCTAGTTATACTAAAACAAATGATACGATTATCTCGTATCATTAAGGATATGAAAGAAGCAAGGTGTAAACTTAGTTCTATCTTATCTCAATCTTCTTACTTCATAGTAGAAGGAGACCAGTCTGATATTATTAATAATCAGACTAAAGATAGTATAGCTAATTGCTTATATACTGAAAAGTACTTACGTTTGTCTGTAAGTAATGCTTGTAAATGTTTGAATGGATTTAACGCAAGCATCATGGAACCAGTTGATTACATCAGTAGTAGTGATGTAAAAAACAAATTCGTAGATATTTGTAAAGGTAAGAAGATTGTTGCAACAATCTGCCTAAGTACAGGTAAAATTACCATGTTAGAACCAGAACAGAATGAAAAAAAAAATAGCTGAAGAGAAAAGCTCAGTGGAAAATAGTTGATGACAATAACCACTTAAAAAAACCTATAATTATGTCATAGTTCGAGAGGAGCAAAACTATAGCGTAAATCACTCCAGGGAAGTCATGCGGTAAGATATAAAAGAATATCAGTCGCGCCCGTTAGGGAGCTGTAGTCATTTCTACTGGCCCGAAAAAGTACAGAATCCGAGAATATGTTAGCTGCTAAAACAGTGAGATCACTCAAAAGGTAGGATATTAGGCTAAAACGTCTGAAAAACGGATAGCAGGGGATCAGAGTGCTTAATCCTCATTAGGTATTGAGAACCGTATTGGTGAATACTAAAGACTCTTAATTACTGCAAACAGTACCGCTAATGCAGAGTTATAAATTAAAGCAAGGGGAACGAAATCCTCTATAATTACTCGTTTTAGATTATCAAAATCAGAATCAAATAGGAGTATAAACACGACGCTGAAACAGGAGCAATACGGTTCCTGACTTATTCCTTTGGAAAGAATAAGTGAAGCCGAGAGGCAAGGTTAGTTTCACCTAAAGAAGCAGCCAGCTCATGGAAAAAAAGAGATAGCATATAACGCGATCACCGGTCTCCAAAATCGGTCAACAAAAGTGCAACTATGCACCCAGAAAGGAAAAATAGCATCGCTAACTATAGTGTTCAGTACACATCAACTGTGATGCAATATGCAATTGTGGATATTGGAACTTGTACTTATGAAGGTAGTAAATTACTGATACTAATGTAAGGATAACCGTGTTATGGTACACACTATGTAAACTTGACTGATTATCGTGGAGCAGAAGCCAATTCTGTGCCTTATGGTAAATAGGGTCCTCGTGAAGGTGGATACGCAATGTTCCAAGGATGAAGTAGGAGTGATGTATATGAGATTGATACAGTCTTTCAAGTCTAAAGTGACTCACGTGCTTGGTCGTTCGTGTGAGTATAATTGAATGAGGAATGATTACGGAGCAACAGACTCGTCGAGCGGTTTGAGGGCGCTATAACCCTGATTCTAGATACAGTGACCTTTAGCAAGTCATATTATGTGGTAAAAATAAGACTAAGGTGATGCAGAGAAAACACCTATTAAAAAACGGCAGAGCTTATAAGTTTCAAGATATGTAAACTTCTTCTTAATATAATGCAGTTCACGCCAGAATTGTTGTTATTAATAGTCGTATTTAAAACTAAGGAGATACAGAAGACTATGTCATTAGGTTATGAGTATAAGATGTTATACTGTATTTACTAATGTATCTACGCTGAATAAAGCCAGCTATGAATAAATGAGCTTTAATTGTTTAATCTTTAATAAAATGGGAAGTTCAATGGAACTGTAAACGCTGAGACTACCGTTCGTAAGAGTAGTGTGAGTAGACAGGTCGCCACCCCGACTACCAACCGTTATCGCTGACATTGACACTTCGTAAAGTACTAATTGCAACTTAGTATGTATGAAGAACGCTGATTCAGATTTAAAGTAATAAATATAAGAGTATACTGTCTATATACTCAGGTTTCTCATGCAATGGCGGAGATAGTACCGGTATTTATGATGCTGATGAGAGGTGGAAATCCTCGTATTCGTGTAGTATAAATAAGAAATCCGAGAGGTCAAGTGGGTGTCTTGAAAAATTAGGCAGCTTGTAGTGTTTTAGTAACGTTTCTCGACAGAAACGACCCTCATTCGCTTAGAATGTTGTAATCCTTAATTACTCCTAGGCATACCAGTTGCTGATGAAAGAGTTCGATATATTATGCTTGTACAATACTTATGCAAGAGAACATGATATAAAGTAGGGTGATGGGTGCGGTAAGCATCGTATAAATTGAATCTTATCCGTTGGAGTACGATAAGCTCAAATTACCAAAGTATTATCAGAAGTAACTCTCAGAGTATTTCTCATAAATTATTTCGATTTATTTTCAAAGTAAGCCAAGTAGATTATGTGATTGACTTCACTACTAAAATTTCAAAGCTTAGTAAAGCGGTATGATATAAGACGCATACTTTAGTATATAAATAATCGAAAGGTGGAGAGCATTAACAAAGTATTAATTAAAAATTAAGAGAGTTTCGTATTGGTGAAATCAAGCACGGACTCAGAAAGGAAACATTCTTATGGATAAAAGTAATGTAGCATCTTCTATTGGTGCATCAGTAGGAACACAGAGCACTGCTGCTCAAGTTATGGCTCGTTATCGGGCAACTGCAAAAGAGTATGGACGGTTCTTTGGTGAACAAATCTATACTGTAGTAGCAACAAATCCTGACCTTAAGTGGAAGGAAGATGTGCTCAACGATAAGAATACTTTACGGAAGGAAGTAAATGTATTCATTGTTAAGGCCATTGACATTTTAGATGTCAAGTTCATCGCTAAGGACTTAGATGGTGAACCGAAAATCATGTTGAATCCGGACGATAACGACCCGAATCTCGTATTCCCGTTAGTCAAGCCTGATTTCAGTAAGGCTGACCGGAAGAGCGTGGCTGAATGTATCGAACGTATTGGTAAGAAGAACAGTAAACCTATGTTCTTCGCAGCAGAGGAATTGTCTATGCTGAACGATATGTTGAAGATACATAACAAAGGTATCCTCAACTTCTATGAGGATTTGTCTCGCAAGTTCATTCGACTCAGTGAGACTGTACGTGATATGATGGATCAGTCTGACCGTATGCAGTTGGAATATCAACGGCAGTGTGGTGTAGTTACTGACGAAACAGAAGTAACACTTCAGGTAAATCTTGAAGAAACTACTGAATAAGCAATACTATGAGCAGAATTTCTAAAGTAAGAATAGAGCTTCTGCGACTACTTATTTGCGTCGAGCCTACTATACTAGCTAAAGTTCAGAGTTGGGACGGAAGCACTAAAGTAACACCTAATGCAGTATCTGTAAGAGAGGATGGTCAGGTCTTCTTTTACTATGGCAAAGGGCCTTTATGGTGGCAACGGCTTTTAAATACTTATGAATCGGTAAGTCTTTTAGATGTAGCAATACGTATTGCAGATGCAATAACTGGTTCTGGAGGAACTAGAAACGATGTAGCTTTTGACGGTATTACGCAAGCATTACTGAAGGAAGCAATTAAAAACAAAGATCTCGATTGTGTTGTAGATATCTTATTTGATAGTATGAGGAATGCTTCGAGCGGAGAGCTGCACTCAAAGTATATCAATAAAGAAGCTATTGAAAAATTCGCAAAAGAGAAAGGTCTAACTGGCAAACTTGTTGTCTCTGACAACATATTCGGGTTTGCTGGTATTGAAATAAGACCAGGCGTAGTCGTACCAGTACGATTAGGCAAGGTTAAACAAGTATAGTATTTGAATTGGAATATTATAATAAAACAACATATTTTCACAGGGTGAACTGGCCCTGTTTAAATATAGTGCTGTAGTTCAACTGGATAGAACATCAACCTTCTAAGTTGAGAGTTGTGAGTTCGAGTCTCACCAGCACTACAACTAGTAGACGTAATTTGGTCAAGTATTAACTTTAAAAAATCAACTTGAACATGAAATCAATTACATCTAAATATATTATTACACATCGTAAAGAACTTAGTAATGAAATTACTAAATATTGGAATATTATTAAGAACGAGAATATCATCCCTAAGGGTGCTACTCGTAATTTTGACTTAAAACAGTTACTTAATGAAATCCAAGCTAAGGCTGATGAACGTATCCTGTTGAAACTGTATTTACAGTGTATCAATATGGGTTACAAGAAGTTCTCAGAATTGCCTACAACAAATAACTATCTTGCTATATTTACTTTAAGTGAAAAGCAGGAACAGTTATTCCATTTGAGCAAAATTAAGACCCTAGACCCTAAGCTCAAGCGTTCAAAAGGAAAGAAAAATCTGAACACTACTGAAGAATTGACTTCAGATTATATTAATAGTTTGAAGAATAAACTTCAGTTAGAGATTAACAAACTTAACAAAGAAATTGAAGAGTTTAATAACAAGGCTGAATTAAGCCTTGAAGAAGCTCCTCTATCTATTGCGGCTTAAGAAAAATGTAAGACTAAAGATATTATTTTATATATTCATAACTATTGTAGAAAGGCTTAGGGGAGTAACTTCCCCTTCCCTTTCTTAGTATTAACCCTTTAAAATTATCAAAATTATGAAAAAGAATAAACAATATAGAGTAAAGAAACAGACAGTAAGAAATGCTAAACGATCAGCTAAAGCTAAAAAGCGTAATTATCCTAGAATAGTAATAAACGGAAAATATGTTAAGAAATATTGTCCAGCAGAAACTACTAGAGATTTCGAGATCGGTCCGTCTTTAGTTACAGAAGTAAAAGATGGGAAAACAGTAAATTGGAACTCCTGGAGTTCTAAGAATAAACAACAGCCTACTGAAATAGCAAAAAATGCTATAGAAGAGAATAAGGCTATTAAACAGTCTAAAAAAGAACGAATAAAAAATATTCTTATGAAAGCAGGCTATGATCCAACTATCCACTACACACGTAAAGAAAAGAAGAAATTTACTAGAATAGTAAAGAATTCTTTATTTACTGAATCTCCTAAGCCAAAAGAACGTTCTAAGGCAGAATGGAAAGAGCTGTTTACTCAACAGAAGGCAGCAAAAGAAGCCCGTATGGAGGCTTTAAAGTATAAACCTTTACCTATTAAGGCTGGTAAACAAAAAGGCTTTACAGCAGCTGAATTAGCTGTTAAAGAGAAGCCTAAAGAGCGAAAATTTAAGTATGTAATAAATCGTAGACGTAGTGACGACGATAAACGTACATACGATTTCAAAACTGACTATTTTGTAGCTTCTACAAGAGAAGAGGCAAAGAAAAAAGCAGCTAAAGAAGCTAAACAGTATCGCAATGATTCCTCATTTGCCGGTATAACTGTACAAGACATTGAAGGAGACAATAATATAATTTACTATGATGGTAAATCATTATTAGCAGCATAATGGATAAAGTAACAGTAGAACATTCAAAAGAAGAACAAATAATCATCTATTTAAGAAAAGGTTTCTTTGAAAGTAATTCAAAATTTGAATATAGAGTGCAAAAAGCTCTGTTTTGGAGAGATAACGATTATTACACAGAGATTAGAGTTTATCCTAATAGCGTAGTTATAGTTCATACTTTAAAAAAAGAAATTGACATAAATAGAAACAAAATTGGTTTTAAATAAGTGGAAATTAGCAAAACAAAAAGAAGCAAGGCTTCGTTTGGAGAAATCTAAACGTCCCTTGAAATTCTTACAATTCTATGTAGGAAGAGATAAGAACAGAAAGCAACATGTAGGAGGTTGCAAAGGAAAAAATAGAGTAAGTGACCGTAGAGCTTACTATAGAAAATTTATAAAACCTGCTATTAATAAAATAGCAGCGTAATATCTATGGAATTCCGTATAGCTCAAAAAGAGGTTAGAGCCGCAGCAAAATGTAAGTCTGTGTGATTTGTGTCAGTTCGAGTCTGACTACGGAATCTAACTAAATATTATTAATATGATTATACGTGACAAAAAGGTCTATGTATATGATATTGAGGTATTTCAGAATATTTTTCATTGTTCTGTTAAAAATACAGAAACAGGAGAAATATATAAATTTGAAATCTCTGAAAGAAAGAATCAACTAAGAGAATTAGTTAAATTCTTTAAACAAGTCAATACTTATATAAAATGGGGAGACTTTTATGGAACAGAACTAGTAATAAACTCAGATATTATCTTTTGTGGATATAATAATCTACATTATGATAATCCTATAATAAATTATATTATAGAGTATGAAGATAAACTTATGAGCTATAATGTAGCTACTATATGTAATTCTATCTTCAATCTAAGTAAAACTATTACTACTTCTACTGAGGATAATATAGATGCCTGGAAACATTGGAAATATCAAATATGGTTTGATACTTTTGATATTCTTACTATGCTATATTCTAATAAACTTAGAGTAGGTTTGAAAGAAATTCAGGTAACTATGCAATATCCTAATGTACAAGAATTTGTATGTGATTGGAGTAAGCCTCTTCCATTAGAAGATTTTGACGAAATGATAGACTATAATATAAATGATATTGAGTCTACTACAGAGCTTTTAAATAGATGTAAAACAGCTATTGATTTACGTATAGCTATTGAGGATGAATATGGAGTAAGAGTACTTAGCAAAGATGGTGTAAACATTGGAATGAAGATTTTAACTCAAAAGTATCTCGAGAAAACAGGTTTAACCTGGTGGGATATTAAAGATTTAAGATCTCCAATGGATTATATTCCTTTAAAGGATGTAATACTGCCATTTGTAAAATTTGATAGTCCAATACTAAAGAATGTACTTGATGATATGAAACATCAAGTAGTATCTCCAGGTAGAAAAGGCTATGAAAATAACTTCATATTTGATAATCTACGCTATACTGTAGGAGTAGGGGGAATTCATTCTAAGAATGATCCTGAAATCATTATTCCTAAAGAAGATGAAATGTTGATAGACATTGACGTAACGTCGCTATATCCGAGTATGCTAATAGAATATGGTTTTTATCCTAAACACTTAGGACCAGAATTTCTTGAAGTATATAGACAGATAAAAGAAGAGCGCGTTGAAGCAAAACGTAATGGTGATAAAACAAAGAATGAAACATTGAAACTTGCCCTAAATGGTTTAAGATGTAAAATATATACCGTATTTAAAACTATTTTCAATTAATAAGGTTTGTATTTTTTTAATAAGCCCTTACATCCAGGAATGGATGATAAGAATGAACCAAAATCGGTGAAAGTCTGGAATGATAACACCGAGGTAAATAGGTAACTGCCTATCACTGTACAGCATAGAGATTGAGCGCAATAGTAGCAAAAATATCTCCACGAGTGGTTCACATCTAGAACAGATGAAAATATATGCGGGACTTATATGAATAATAAATATAAGAAACTAAGATAAAAAGCTTAGTGTTAACAACATCGTTATCGGGTAATCTACAAAATGAACATAATTTTTGTTATAGTCCGTTTGCAGTAATGCAGATTAGAATAAACGGACAGTTATTGTTACTAATGTTAGCAGAAAAACTTGTACAAATAGGATGTCGAATCGTCCAAGCAAACACTGATGGTTTGTTTGTGCTTTTAAAGAAAAGCATATATGAAGAAGCTAACAAGATTTGCAGGGAATGGGAACAACTTACTAGACTTACTCTAGAAGAGGACCGTTTTGAAGCTATGTATCAATATGCAATTAATGATTATATTGCGGTTAAAGAAGGATATGGTAAGACTAAGAATCCTAATTTAATTAAAACAAAAGGAATGTTTATTACTGAAGTATTATTAGGTAAAGGTTTATCTGCAAAGATAATACCTGAAGCTATAATTAAATACTTTGTAGACAAAGTACCAGTTGAAGAGACTATAAAAGGATGTACAGATATACGTAAATTCTTAATGTCTGAAAAGACTGGTAAACAATGGCATGTTGAATACATGAATAAAGAGCAACAAAGAACTAATCGTTTCTATGCATCTACTAATGGTGGATACTTATGGAAATGGAAAGATACTGGGCACAAAGAAGGTGAAATTATAACATACACTGAGCCATATGTAGGAGAACATAAATATAAGGCTTCTGCAAGACAGTATCAGAATATGCTAACGGCATCTGGTGTTACTCTTTTAAATAAATTTGATGATAAACCAATTGAAGAACGAAAGATTAATTATAGGTATTATATATATGAAGCCTATAAGATAATCAGAGAATTAAAACCATTACAATTGAGCCTATGGGATTAACAAAGGCTACCAAATAAATTTCAAAGAACTATATGCTCATATAATATATGAGAATATGATTTTAGAAATAGACACTTCTATCTTAGATAGAATACCAAACATATCTATTAATCAATTAGTATTCCTAACACTTGTATTGAGTGATATCAAAGTAATCAATCAAGACATTCAGAAACTTCTCAGCCTAGTTAATGAAGAAGAAATACAAGAGTTAGCTAATCAAGGTTTAATTAGTATTAATAATAGTACTGATAACCAAGTCATAAGTAAGACATCAAAACTAGATGAACTTCTTAAAGAAGATAAAACTATGTTTGATACTTTTTATGACCAATTTCCAGTTTACGTTATACGCCCTGATGGAACTAAAGGTTTCTTAAGAGCTAATGTAAACAAATGTAGAAAGGAGTATAACCGCATCGTAGGTAAATCTAAAGCAATGCATGAACACATTATGGATTGTCTAAGATATGAAATAGATGATAAAATGCGTACAGGCAAGATGGGTTATATGAAAACTATGTGGAAATGGCTCACTCAACATGAGTGGGAAACCTTTGAGGAACAAATGAAATTAGATGATTATCAACCTAATACTTATAATTATGGAACAAATGTCATCTAAAACACTATCATTTCGTCATATATCTACTGCAACAAATGAAGCAGTAGAATATATTCGTAAAAGAAAGAACCACGAAATTCAATCTTTAAGAACAAGATGGAATAAGTTTAATAAATCCTGTATGGGAGGAATTGAACCAAATACGATATATACTATAGTAGGTATATCTGGTAGTGGTAAATCTTCATTTGTGAATACACTTGAAACTGATTTAATAGATTTAAATTCTAATCAGGATGTTATAGTACTTAATTTTTCATTTGAAATGTTAAGTTCTAGGCAAGTAGGTAGAAAAATAAGCAGTAAGTTAAGGCAAACTACTGCTGAGCTATATAGTGCTAATAATGAATTAACAGATGATTTATTAGATAGAGTTGAACAAACTTCTCAACAAATAAAGTCGTATCCTATATATTATGTAGATACTCCTGGTACTGTTGAAGATATAGCTTCTACTATTAATTACTTCTATGAAACTAAAGCTAAAGACAAGAAATTTGTGATTATACTTGATCACACTCTTCTTGTTGAAGGTCAAAATCGTGAAAGTACCTTGCAAGTTATTTCCGAATTACAGAAACTGTTTATTAAGGTAAAGAAATTACCTAATACTACTATAATTCAGTTATCACAGATGAATCGGAATATAGAAAATCCTGAAAGAATTAATAACCCTTCTATGCATTATCCAATGCGTAGTGACATCTCCTCTGCTGATACTATATTTCATGCGTCTGATTATGTCATATGTATTCACAGACCAGAATTACTCAATATACAACAGTATGGACCAAATCGTTTACTAGTAAAAAACAAAGTCTACCTACATATTCTTAAAAATAGAGATGCAGGAGAGTGTACAATATTAGAGTTTGATAATGATTTGAAATACAATAATTTAATTGAGACTATACGAGAAGAAGAACCAGCAAGGAAGATTTCGTTTAGTAATAACAATTAAAAAAGGCTGAAAATTATGAAAACATATACTTTTAAGTTACCGAAAAACAACAATAGTGCAGATATCTATAAAGAAAAGTTGATGAAACGAGTTATTAATGCTTATCCCTGGTTGACAGTAGAAAGCAACTACGACTATCCTAAATGTGATTTTGGTGTAGAATACGCTGGAGCTGGTGACTATATTACTCTAGGTTTAAGTAAGACTCACAATATTGGCTGGATGCCAGAAGAATGTGCAAACTGTCCGTTTAAGTGTTTTGCTGACGGTAGTATTAACTTTGATTTGGAGAAAGAGTTCTTCAGCGCAATAAATGCACTTGATATCTACGCAAAGAAGAATTATCCGTTTAAGAAGGATTATGACTTTGAAGATGAATTCGGTACACCGATTAAGATTTTCGATAATTTCGTACAGATTGGTTATGAAATTATTCCGATTGCAACTGGTTCATTGAACCACTTGAAATCAAAAACTAAAAAGACTATCATTGACATCACGATTAAGATTAAGAATCGTGGTTTATTTTAAAAAATATTAAAATTTGTCCGTATTATCAGTGATTACCAAAAACTTTCAGTAAGGATACAAAAATAAAGCTTTTTTATGATTGTATTACCAAAAGAGAAAGTAAAAGCTAAAGTAGAAAATCCAAGATTTTTAATAATTTTTGGCAAGCCTAAGGCTGGTAAGACTACTTTAGCTTCCAAACTAGATAATAACTTAATTGTTGACTTAGAAGGAGGATCTGAATTCCTTGAAGCATTAGCAGTACAAGCTAGGTCTGTAAAAGATTTAGGAGATATTGCAAATGCCATTAGAGAAGAAATTAAGTCAACAGGGAAGAAACCGTATAAGTATATTACTCTCGATAATGCATCTCGACTCGAGGAAATATGTCTAAGCTATGCAGCTACACTATATCGTCAGACACCTATGGGAAAGAACTACTCAGGTAATGACGTTAGAACATTACCTAATGGTTCTGGATACATGTATTTACAGCAAGCTGTAAGAAAAGTTATAGACATGTTTAGAGATCTTTGTGATAACTTCATCTTAATTGGTCATCTTAAGGATAAGATGATTAATAAAGAAGGTGAAGAATTATCTGAGATGTCTCTAGATTTAGTTGGTAAACTTGCTAATATTATATGTGGCGAAGCTGATGCAGTAGGCTATGTATATAGAAAGAAAAATGAAACTCATATTTCTTTTGAAGGAGGAGATAACTCTGTAAGAGAAGCAAGAGCACCACATCTGAGAGGTAAGAATATTGTTATTGCAGAAAGCGATGAAAATAACAATATTAAAGTTTATTGGGACAAAATATATTTACCAGAATAACTTTAACAGTATTTTATATCAGTTTAAAGAATTAGAATTATGATTTATAGTACAGAATTAGCAAACCAGATACAAGAGAGTAAAAATAAGTACTTAGAAGCAGGTATTCACGAAAATGTGAAATTTGTTAGTGCTAGAGTTGATAAATCCATTAACGGAAACATCTTTATCGAATTTAAGTTTGAGAAAGATGAACAGACTATGACTCATACTGAATGGGAATCCACTAAGAAACCTAATGAGTCTGAAGAGGATTATCAAGCTAGAGCTACTAGACAAGTAAAGCGTATTCTACAGATTTTAGGATGTTTCTATCCTAAAGAAGTACTTGTTTTCGCAGGTTCTTCATTTAATGAATTTGCAAATTGGGTTGTTAATCTGCTAAATGCAGCAAATAAAGATATTTTACTTAAAGTAAAGATAGTTTATAATAATAAAGGCTATACTACTTTGCCTAACTACTGTAAGTTTACTTTTATTGAACCGATGAATTTACCTGAGGGACAGAAGAGTAAAATTACTGAGTTGAACATTGACTTATTTGTTCGACCTGTAGTAGCAGACAAAGAAAATAAGGAAGAGAATCCGTTAGATACGATTTCTACAGATACTCAGGAATTAGGTAACGATTTGCCTTTCTAATTTAGTCTTTAAACAGTTGCCCACGCTAGGCATAATATAGCGATACGTGAGTAGCATACCACTATGTGAGTCTTTAGACAAAATAATAGATTTGGAATAGTATGCACTCACGTTTTAAAGGAGTATTAGTTTAATGGTAAAACAAGGTAACTAGAAATAGCTGACTATTATAATATGCCTATATTGCAGTTCGATTCTGCAATACTCCACAAATTAAAATCTATATCATATGCTATACGACACTACAAATATAAAAGATGAAGTGAATATTACTCTAGATTATATATTATCTAAAGTAACAGAATATGATATATATGCGGCATATATTGGTAATTTTAAAGTAGGCATGATTTACAACAGTCCGTTTAGAAAGGATAAAAATCCATCATTTGGATGTTTCTATAGTAGAACTACTAAACAATTAATGTTTAAAGATCATGGTACAGGTGATTGCGGTAATGTAATTAAGTTTGTTTCATTGCTTACCGGTTTAACTAATTATTCTGATATACTTAATAATATAGTTAATAAGCTTAAAATTACTAATAATACGCAACTCGTTAGCTCTAAGCAATACATACCGTCAACAGAGACAGTAATTGGTGTAGTAAGACAAGACTTTACTCTAACAGACATCAATTACTGGTCTCAGTTTAATATTAGTATTGATACTTTAAAGAAATTTGGAGTAAGTAGTATTAAATATTATCTATGTAATGGTATTGTAAAGGGTATTTACAAGGATACTAATCCCATGTATGCTTATAAGGTATATAATCATTTTAAAATTTATAGACCTTTAGCAGATAAATATACAAAATGGCGTAATAACCTGACAGAGAATGATATTCAGGGGTTTAAACAGTTACCTAAAACTGGTGATGTACTCATAATAACAAAGAGTATGAAAGACGTCATGTGTTTATACGAAATGGGGATATCAGCAATATCTCCTTCTTCAGAGTCAACTTTTATACCTAATAAGGTATTAGAACAACTTAAGAAGCGTTTTAAGCGTATTATTATATTGTTCGATAGGGATGAAGCTGGCGTAAAATATCTTCGTAAAATGAGCCTTAAAACAGGCTTAGAAGGGCTTTTAATCCACAAAAAGTTCAAAGCGAAGGATGTATCAGATGCTATTAAAGCAAATGATTTTGAAACTATTAAAAAATGGCTTTATGAAAACATTAAAAGATAAATTAAAAACATTTTGGAAAGATTTTAGAGAAGTTATAGCTAATCTAATTTGTATCCCATTCCTATTAACCACTATTGTAGTAGTGATGCTTACTATAGGTGTGTATAAACTAACAGATACAATACTACAAATAGATAGAGATGTTATAAAAATATTTGAAGAATGTATTTATGGAGTAGAAGAAGAAATAGGGAAAAGTAAAGAATGCAACTCCTAATATATATGATGGAATAAAGTTTAGAAGTAAGCTTGAAACATATACACATAAAAAGCTGAAAGAAGCTAAAATCAGTGCTGAATATGAACAGCATAGATATGAACTTCTTCCAGCTTTTACTTTTGGAGGAAAGAAATATAGACCAATGACTTATTTACCTGATTTTGTAGGAGATAAGTTCATTATTGAATGTAAAGGGTATCCTAATGAGTCATGGCCTTTACGTGAAAAACTATTTAACTATTACTTGTTTAGATTTGAACCTAATATAAAGTTCTATATAGTACATAATCAAAAACAAGTAGATGAGTTAATAAAACATTTAAAAGAATGTTAATTTTTTGTGCAGTATTAATATATAAATTAACAGCAAGTTTGCATTATGAAAATATGTGCAATTAGTGATTTGCATGGTATATTACCTTCTATACCAGAATGTGACATATTATGTATTGCTGGTGATGTAGTAGACCTAATTGTTCAAAGAAGTTCTGATGAATCAGATGCATGGTGGAGTACTGCTTTTATTACATGGGCTAATAAGTTATCATGTAAAAAGATATTTGTAGTACCAGGAAATCATGATATATACATTGAACAATTATATAATGGATTAATAAAAGATATTACTTTACAAGAATTTAAAGATAAAATATCTTTACTTACTAATAATAAAGTAGTA